CCTCTTGTTCCTCTTGTTCCTCTTGTTCCTCTTGTTCCTCTTGTTCCTCTTGTTCCTCTTGTTCCTCTTGTTCCTCTTGTTCCTCTTGTTCCTCTTGTTCCTCTTGTTCCTCTTGTTCCTCTTGTTCCTCTTGTTCTGGTGCCTTTTCTTGAGCTACAATTTTCTCTGAGATTGCTTCTTCCTCTTCTTCCTCTTCTTCGTCCTCTTCTTCGTCCTCTTCTTCTTCTTCTTCCTCTTCTTCCTCTTCCTCCTCTTCCTCCTCTTCATTGTTTCCAATTGTCGAATTAATGTATTCCGAAATTGACTCTAAATTGGGCAAATCAGGGTTATTTGCAACATCATCAATGATCTCCAATTGTATGGGTTCATATGGTTCTGGAGGTGATGGGGGTGGTTGGGTTGCAGGCTTGTGGCACCTGCACTGATTCTCCAATAGATGTTTCACAAAAGGAATTTGAAGCAGTGCTTCGTGCGTTTCTTTGTACGTTTGATAATCGGCCAGCACGTGTGAAATCTTGGGCTCCAATGATTGTCGCACTTCGTCCATTAGGAGTGAAATAATTGACTCGGTTGTTGCATTGGGTGCGGTGAGCGTTGTTGCCATTATGGTAACAGGTAACAGTACAGTGAAGATATATTATTGCACCGGCATTTGTTTAATATGGTTTAAAATACATTTTATTGTTTTCAATGTCGAAAGTAATTAAAAACAAAAAACAAATATAAAATTATAATAGACAGACATCGTCAAATGAATCTTCCACCGCATTTGCAACACCTGCAACACCTGCAGGGGGATGACCTGAAGGCAGCCGTTCAACAAGAATATTATACACAGGCCATTGCATTCATTTGCCGACAAACCGATTACACTGAAGCTACTGCGGTAGAGCGACTGAATGCGCTGAAGGACCCTGTGAAAGTGGTTAAAGAGTATCTTGGTCAATCGGATGAATCGGATACTGCTGTCGCAAAATCAAAGAATCAAATCAAGTACGGAGAGATTCGCAAATTAATGGATGCGGGGGCGAAGCAGTACAGTGCGCAAAAAGAATTAAATGAACGGCGCAAACATTATCAAGAGTATTTAGAACAGCAACAGTCGCAACAGTCGCAACAGTCGCATCAACAGTCGCCTTAAAAAGGGAAGGGATTGTCCCCTTACCCTTAAACGCTCCATGATGCATAATCAGTGCTGTAATTGCGACCTGCCAGCGAGAGCGCCGGATTTTGTGGGGGAGGCAATTCAATTACCACCGGCTGGTAGCATAGTTCGGACGGCTTTAATATGAATGCGCTACCATTTTTGTCAAATGCTTGATTATAGATTTCCAAATTGACATCGTTTAGTTGGGGCATCATACCAATAAACTGGCATCCAAATGCCTTCGCAATATTGAAATTTATGTTTTCTTTAAAGGGCGCATCAGGAAATACGATACTCATGTTCTTTTTATTGTGGTCTATCAGCGTGTTCATATCCGGCACATTTTTAACTCCCGTATCATATTGCAGTTTGTGCAAAAATGGCGAATTGGTGCCAATGTTTATGATTTGATGCAGTGATTTGTTGTTGGTGCACAACGGATTAGACACATCGGCCATGATAATAACTTTACCCATAAACGCTGACATTGGCTGTTGCCCCAAATTGTTGCCATCATACAAATAATTGTAATCAGGACCCAACAGATTATCTCCAAATTGATTAATCGCATTCACAATGCCGTTGATAAATTCAGTATTCGAGTTATTGCTTTTGATTCGCAAATGAATCAACAGGGGATCCGTGCCATTGGGGGTTACGGATAATGAGGTTGAAAACGCATTAGTATTGATGGCTGAAATTACATCCGAAAACAGCAATGAATTGTACGTTTCTTTGTTATAATAGCTGTTCTTGGTAGAGGATGCTACTACCGGTTTATTATCCTCGCTGTAAATCTCAAAATCCAAGCATCGATACCCTTGTTTAATTGCACGTAGTAGCGGTGCCATATCCACATAGTTATTTTTCCATTCCCCTAAACAACAGCAATTCAACGCCGTTTTGATATAAAAATTACGTAACGGTAGAGCGCTACGGTCTATGTCTGCGGTCGCAACTGAAACCTTGCTGTTATTCAATGAATTAATTTTATGATTAACCATAATGTGGGTGGACTCTATTTCCGTTTGTTTTTGAGTGACTTTATACACAATGTACCATATAGTACATGCGATTATTAGTGCCAATATAACATAAAGAGCAGTTTTGAATGGATTGGCGCGGACATTCGCAAGCGATGTGGTCGCAAATACCGTAGCAGCGGCCGATAGGTTACCGGCTATCATTGACATTTTAGATTGTGCAGGGTGCTCTTCTGTTGTTTCGGTATTGGTTGACATTATGATCTATTAATTTATTATTATACTATTATTATTATACTATTATGCAATTAATGCAAATTCGATGATTTAAATATAAATGATAAATGTAAATGTATATATTACATTATCACAATAAAAAATAATAACAATTATAATATAAAATGACCGGTGGACTACTAAACATTGTGTCGTATGGCAATCAAAACATCATTCTAAATTCCAACCCGAAAAAATCATTTTTTAAAACCACGTATGCCAAATACACCAATTTCGGCCTGCAAAAATTCAGAATTGATTTTAACGGGTTGCGGAACCTGCGCATGAGCGAGGAATCGCGGTTCACGTTCACGGTGCCACGCTACGCTGAACTGCTCATGGATACCTACATTGTGGTGACCCTTCCCACTATATGGAGTCCAATTTACCCGCCCCTATCGTGCGACGATGCGTGGCGCCCTTACGAGTTTCGCTGGATTGAAAACCTGGGCACGCAAATGATCAAAGAGGTGGTGTTTTCCGTCGGCGGTCAAATCCTGCAACGGGTAACTGGAAAATACTTGCTGGCAATGGTGCAACGCGACTTCAACGACACCAAGCGCATCCTGTACGATGCGATGTCCGGTAATACCGCCGAATTGAACGATCCCGCCAATTTCTCGGGGCGCAAGAACGCTTATCCCAATGTGTTCTATAACACGAGCCAGCAAGGACCCGAGCCCTCCATTCGCAGTCGCAAGCTCTACATCCCATTGAATGCGTGGTTCTGCGATAAGAGTCAAACCGCATTCCCGCTGGTGGCGTTGCAATACAACGAGATGCAGATTGACGTCATCATGCGCCCGGTACGCGAGCTGTTTGTCACGCGTGACATAACCTATGCCCCGCATTCCATCAGCCCGAACACTCCAATGACTCCCGCCGAGGTGGCCGATGCGCCCTTTATTCAGCCCAACTTCAATGAACCGGAGTATCAATTTTACCGGTTCTTGCAACCGCCACCGTCAGCCGACATTGCAACCTCCGACGTGTACGATGACAAGCGCACGGACTGGAACGCCGACGTGCACCTAATATCCACATACTGTTTTCTATCGGCAGAAGAGTCACGCGTGTTTGCGTCCCAGGAGCAGAAATACCTGCTTAAGGAAGCGTATGAATGGGATTACAAAAACATCACGGGGAGCCACCGCGTGGAACTGCAGAACACGATGGGCATGGTGGCGACGTGGATGTTCCTGTTTCAGCGCAGCGACATCAACCTGCGCAACCAGTGGAGCAATTACACGAACTGGGCTTATAACAACGTCATTCCAGACGACGTCGTGCCGGCGCCGGCCATTGGCGGGTTCCCGATAACCTGCCCCGATGTCGTAGCCACTAGTATTGGCCCCGGCGTGGAGCCGGACGGCACGCCGTCCGGACTGTTTGTGACGCAGGACTACAACGTGGAGAACCAGCGCGAGATCCTGCATCAACTCGGAATCCTGCTGAACGGTGCGTATCGTGAAAACATGCTGGAATCAGGCGTTTACAACTATGTTGAAAAATACATTAAAACCGCAGGCGCAGCGCCGTTCGGGCTCTACCTGTATAATTTCGGACTGGATGCAACCAACATCACGTATCAGCCAAGCGGCGCAATCAACATGAGCAAATTCTCCACTATTGAGCTGGAATTCAACACGTATCCGCCACCGCTGGATCCGAGCGCCAACTTTTACACGATTTGCGACCCGGAAACGGGCATACCCGTGGGAGTGAATAAGCCACAATGGCGCATTTACAAGTACAACTACGATCTCACGGTACTGGAAGAGAGATACAACGTGATCACATTCATTGGGGGTAACTGCGCGCTCATGTATGCAAGATAAATGCACTTTTAGCAATTTTAATGCAATTTAATAATATTATAATAATTTAGTATTATAATACTTACTCCATCATCCACAATATAACAAATGCAACTTAAAGACATCAAAAATGCGCCTGGAACCGGTTTAAATGCAAACACTGCAGAACCGTGGTCGCCCACCCCATTCTATAACTATACCATTACAATTTTAAAACTGCTGGTGGGATTTATCATGTTTTGTTACATAGCCACAACGAATTATCTGAACTCGCTGGCAAAGACAGAGGACGCAGATTATCCGGTTAGTGACGCACGTTTAAAAGGTGCAAAAGATCCATATTGCAGTAATCTTGTAGACTGCGTATATATACAAGATATCAGTGATGCAAATGAGCGTGCAAAAATTAGTTCATTTGCGTGGTGGTTTCAAAAGACGCAACAATCTTCCTACGAGCTTGGCGGTATGATATTAAATAAATTTTTCAAAGTTTCGCGGATGGTCATCGGTATGGGGAAAGGATCATACAATGAAATACCGCACACCGGCTTTCTCCCTTTCATTCGGTGGCTTATTTTTGGAATATTTACAAAATTATCATTTATGTCTATGATATTATTACTGTTGTTAATGTGGATTCCAGGGTGGATCGCAGGAGTAATTGCATTTATGCCTTTAACCAACGTTATTCAAAGCGTCGGGTTAAAATTATTATGCAAGTTTTGGCTATTAATAGGGTCATTCATATTGATGTGTTTTGTTGGATGGGTTTCATTTATGCCCGTCATATACGAATTTGTTCATATAATATATCTTTTCTTCATTAAACAACTGTCTAGTGATTCAAGTAAAGTTAGCAACGAATTTATGAGCCGGATGAAGTATCTCATCGTTGTGTATGTCATTGTTGCGCTCATCATTGCAGCGGTTCAACTGCCACCCGCAACCACCGGTGCCATGGTGGTGGGTGCAATAATATTATACTTTTTGATAAATAAAATAGGGAAAACCGAATAACAATCATCCAAAAGGAAACTATAAACAAAAAACATAATAAACCGATGTACGCAATGTAACAATATAATAATATAATCGCAACTAAAATGCCAAACCAAAAAAAAAATGATGCAGTCATTCGGCCAATGGTCAGCGTGTGCACCCCCACATTCAATCGGCGCCCGTTCATTGCATCCATGCTGGCATGTTTCAATCATCAAACGTATCCCCGAGACCGCATGGAATGGATTATTGTGGACGACGGCACCGATCCAATTGGCGATCTCGTATCGCATCACGAATGCGTGCAGTACTTCAAACTCGACGATAAAATTTCTCTCGGTAAGAAACGAAACTTGATGCACGAAAAGGCGCGCGGCGAAATCATCGTGTATATGGACGACGATGACTACTATCCGCCGGAGCGCGTGTCGCATGCAGTGGATACCCTGCTACATCACCGAAAACGGCGAACCGGAATTAAGCTAGCCGGCAGTAGCGAAATGTGCATTTATTTCAAGGGCCTAAATAACGGGGGGGGGCAGATGGTGCAGTTCGGCCCTTATGGTCCGAACCACGCCACCGCCGCCACGTTTGCTTTCTGGAAGGAGTTGCTGTCAGACCGGAATATGACATACGAAGAAGATGCGTGTCTAGCCGAAGAACGCGCATTTTTGCGTGGGTACACCGTTCCCATGGCGCAACTGGATCCCATGAAAGTCATTCTCGTGTTTTCGCACGAGCACAACACATTTGACAAGCGCATACTGCTTAAAAATATGGGTCGCGACAAACACATGCGGATCAGCTCGAAAACGGTGTCGGATTTCATAAAAGAGCCTGCGTTGATGCGATTTTACATGCAAGACGTGGATGCCGCGCTACAGGCGTATGAACCTGGACACCCCTCTATGAAACCCGATGTGTTGCAACAAATGAATGAAAGAATGCAACGACAACAATCATCTCAAATGAAACAAGACCAAGACGCAATTTTGAAAGCCGTCATAACATTCAAATCGCCGAATACTACTGAAACTCGCAATATGACCGTGGAAGAATTAATACAGACGATGCAGGCCCAATCCGAAAAGCTGGAAAAAATGCGGGAGTTGTGCAACAAAAAAATCCGTGAAAATTCCGAGCTTATTGCTACCATTAAAGACCGTGATGAAACTATCGCATCGCTGGAACGGCAGGGGGACCAGCAATAAACTCTTCCTTCGTATTCATTCATACATCGTCTTCGTCGTCTTCGTCTGGCACAATGTCACTTGGATACGTACATTTATCCAAATAACGTTGCATGCGTTGAATGTCCAGTTTCGTGATTTCAAATTCTGCTATGATATTGTCAATATATTCATTCTCGTTGTTGCCATTGTTGCCATTGTTGCCATTGTTGCCATTGTTGCCATTGTTGCCATTGTTGCCATTGTTGCCATTGTTGCCATTTTTTATCGCAAACACGTTCATAAAAAATGCAAACAAATCTTTTTTATCCATCCCAAATTTTTGGCACATCATTTGAATGAACAGCATGTTGTTGTATTCGGTGCTGTATTTGGTGAGCACTTTGGTAAATCGCACCTCCGACGGATTGAAACGCGGACGCATTGCGAATTGTTCGTGATACAATTTATTATTGTAGAACGTTTTAATGAGGGAACTCATTTCATTGAATTGCCAGATCTGTTTTTGAAACGTGATGCGATCTATGTAGTCCGCCAAACAAATGTTATCCAGTGCGTCTTTGTAGAATCGGAAAGCCTCCAGTTGGTTCGGCTGTTTTGACAATGCGTCCACCACGTTTTCATGCCAAAGCAGGCCCACAATGGTACGGTCGGTTTCATTCATGAGCGCAGAATGCTCTGTCAATTTGCACGGCGAATTTATCAGTTTTTTAACGATGGTCTTGCTGTCTTCGTTGTTGGTTTTCGGCTGAAAAATGGTTTGAATAAGTTCATTATTATAACTGTCCGAATTTGCGTTGTTAAATATGTCACTAATTGTTACAATTTTGCGAAGGTCGCCCTGTATGAACTTCACCATATTTTTGTGCAGCGTTGGATTACACGAATGCAACGTCGATTTCAATATAACTCCAACTTGCTCCTGCGTCGGCATTTTCAGTTCAAATGTTATGCACACTTTCATTAATTCACGTATTTTTTTGTCCATGTGATAGTTTCCAATGCATATGATTGGGTTCATTGTCACGTCTTCCAACCGTTGCTTCTTCGTTTTTTTTGGGCGCATGAGTTTAATCAGCGCATTAATCCCGCCCTTGTCGCCGTTGTTCATGCCGTCTATCTCGTCCATTACAATAGCAATGCGCTTGGGCTTGGATTGAAACATGGAAATCACGCTGTGCTCGCTCATATTGTGATTGGTTATGAGGTCGATTATGGACTTGTTGCGTATGTCTCCTGCATCGTATTTCACCATGTCGTAGTTCAAGGTTTTAAGCAGGTTCACCACGAATTCCGTTTTGCCCACGCCGGGGTTCCCGTATAGGTAAATGCCACGCTTTATCGTCAAATCGCCTTTTTTGGTCTGAAACGCATCCAGTGCGGCCTTCATATCGTTCACAATTGACTCACGTCCTAGCACCTCATTATAATCGATAACAGCCGGCACCGGCACCGGCACCGGTACCGGCGCAATCGATGAGGATGGTGTTTCGGCCAGTGTTATTGTGTCTCTTTTATTTTTTTTTATGGAATTGGGTTTCACCGATTTCATTATTTAGATTAAATTTAGATTAAGTTAAGCAATCCGGAAATTAAATTACATGGTCATGTGTTATTGTATTTAATATTAAATTATATGGAATCATTATTTTGATCACGTGGAACAAATTAAAATAAAAATATAATGTATATTTATTTTTAAACATGGATCCAAATTATGGTTCGAGTTCGAGTTCGGGCCTGAATTTTCAGCGCATTGTCATCATCATTGCAATCATAATGCTCATAGCTGCAATGATTGTAATCGGGTATGCTCTTTACAAACAATCGCGCGACATTTCATGGCCACCCGAAATCCCACTATGTCCGGATTATTGGACGGTTGATTCCACTGGAAAATGTAAAAACTCTAATAATATAAAAAATTGTGAATACAATGGCATACCCGCTGGAACTCAGAGCATGCCAACCTGCCCGCCAACATAATGGGGTTTAGAAAATAGAAATTACATTAGAATAGAATTAGGAATTAGAGTACCTAAACAAAAAAAATTATATGTATATAATTCAATAACACTATATACATAAATAATCCATACATAATCCATGCAGCATCAACAAGTACACGGTTCCGCATATTCCTCCGCAGCAGGCGCAACAATAAAAAAACACGCAGCCACCAAGCACAACGGTCGCATTGACATTTTAGGACCGACCGTTGAACAGCAGTTTGCCATGTACGACAAAATCCCGAATTCTAGCACGTGCTCCTCGTTTCGTGATGCCATGGTCGGCAACTGGGAAAACACCCCTCTAAGTGACGCCTTTTTTAGCACGGACAACATGCAAATTGTGCAGAACGGACTGCGCAACGGGGTGCATGCCATGTCCAAGGGCGCATACTTAATCGCCCCCCAAGACTGCGACAACCTGAAAATGATAATGCGCAGCGTGTTCCTGCAGAGCGCCATGAATTTAGCAACCGACATCCCCGGCCAAATTGCTGCGCTAAATAAGATTGTGGTTGACATGTATGTTCCAAAACTGTATAACGAAGCGCGGGCTTATATTCAATACAAACGCGACGCCAGCACCATGTACACGCCGATTGACCGTCCAATTTACTCGGCCGAGAATGATAAAACGCTGGAACTTCGGCCGTGGTTTTAATGCACAATGTGGAATATCAAATACACGATCAACCCTATAACAAACTCGGCAACAAAAATACTGATCAAATGATAAACTCTCCCAATATGCGGGTGCAAATGTTTGCTGTCAGGATACTTTTTGCTCCAATCTGTTTTTAATGTTTCAATCAGGTCGTACATCGTAAATGCAGCAATCACAATCACTGCATTTCTTACTGATAATATTAATAAATGATGCAATGGTTTCATTTATTGGGTATCTTTTAATCGCTGTTGTAATATAAAATAATAAAATAAATAAAATAAAAAATAGAAAAATAGAAAAATAGAATAAAAATAGAAAAATAGAATAATAAAATAAAAATAAAAAAATTGAATTACTTTGTATTATTCATCAAATGCATCCCATCCCCTTAACATGGCGTCACGAACTGCCCTGTTCAAGAAATCAGCGGATAAAAACCACGAGTTCGAAAGATATTTGCGGTCAACCGAACCGTATCAATTTCAATCTGATATTGTGATTGACAGCACGCATGCTTACGTCATTGTGCTGCCTCTCTCCTATTTCGTATCGGACAAATCAGACAAGACGGAACAACGTAGGCCCAAGGGCAAGGCCGACACCATGCCATACGAAAGTTTCCGCATCATCAACGTACAGCACCGAGGAGGCAATGCGCATTCGCTCATCCTCATCAAGAGCCGTGCAATTCGGTCCAACCCGCACCACATTTCGATATTCGAATCCAACGGGCGAAACAAATTCTGCGGCGTCCGCATATTGGATGACCACAAAAACAAAAACAAAAACGTCACCAAGGATTATACCTCAATATCCCCAGAATACAATATCAATTACGGATCGGATGCGTGCAACCCCGGGTATTGCGGCATTTTCAGCATCATCTGCGTGGTCGCATTTCGGCATTATCGTCGCAAAACCGGCACCCTCTGGCTTACCAAATGGACCAAATTACTAATTTATATGGGCCAATGCATCGACCGCAATTCGGGATGCCTGGGCGTGGAACTCGCCGCACGCGTTCAAGAAATAATTGCGTCAAATGCGTGTTCATGCGCTGAGCGTGAAATCGTCGAGGTAATTAAGGCGACCATCACAGTAAAACATGAAACCCATTGTGCATTGATTCTTTGAATACACTAGAAGAGAGAAAATCAAACTCAAACTCAAATCAATAAAAAATTAATTTTTTATTCATTCAATCCGTTATTAATTTATTATCTCCTTATTTTTTGGCTTTAACTACCTTTTTGACTACCTTTGTGGAAGTGGAAGTCGTCGCATTGTGTTTGCATACAGCCAACAATCGGGCCTCCTCTTGTTTCACATATTCGGCACGCAGCTCGGCCAAATCGCCCAACCACAGCTGTTCAATGCTGGTGCCTTCAAGCGTCGCATGTTGCGACTCCTTTTGTTCCTTCTCTTTCAGCAACTTATGCACGTTCTCCTCGCTCACGCTGTCCATCGGCAACTTCAGCAAATACTTGTAATCGCCACCTTCACTTCGGTCGCCCTGGCTTATGGCGTCGTAGCCCTTTGCCTTTAACATGGCCACCAGCTCCTCGCTACGCTTTCGCCTCAGGTCAATGATGCCGTCCAGCAGTTCCTGAATGTAGCGCGCCTTGTTGGACAGCAGTCGCAGTTCGGATGCCATGGCCGCCAGCTGGTGAGCCTTGCGCTTCCCATACAGGGACAATCGCGTCGCATAATACTCGCGTGCAATGTCATACACGTTGCTGAACTTCTTCAACTGGTCGTGGCTGTCAAACAGATGCATGTTGCTCGTAGATTCCGTTGTATACAGCTTCAGCAACTTTTCAACCGCAGTGCAGCACCCGTGGTCCACAACCGTAGTTGAATCCATAAGCGCATTGGATGTTGCAGGAAATGTCACCGTGAAATCCACCACCGTGTCTGTGCTCATGTCCACGTAGTCCTTGATCGCATTTGTTTCAATCAGCGCCTCCAAATGCTTCTTGAAATCCTCCGTCCAGTATCCAATCGGGAGTTCGGTCACGCGCACCTGCTTCTTATCGGCATCCACTTGGTGCAATCCGCGAATCAGGAATTTGTTTGCCGTGGTAGTCGAAGGAATTGCAGTAATGCTGCCTTTGAACCCGCGGTAATACGGCTCGATTGCGCCCCACTCCGTCTCGGGCTTTTTCTGAAGCATGGCTTTCACATAGTCAATCACCTGTAGGGGGTTGTGGGACATGATGTCCGTGCTGAACCCGGTGCCGATGCCTTTCGTGCCGTTGATCAGCACCATGGGCACAACCGGCGCATAAAATGTGGGCTCCACCAACTGACCGTCGTCATCAAGATATTCTAAGACGGCGTCGTCTTCCGTGCGATAGATCAGGCGGGTAATCGGGTTCAGCTGCGTGAAGATGTACCTCTCGCTCGCTGAATCTTTTCCACCGCACAATCTAGTCCCATACTGACCGTTCGGCTCAAACAAGTTGATGTTGTTGCTGCCGACGAAGTTCTGCGCCATACCAACAATCGCAGCATTCAGGCTCGCCTCGCCGTGGTGGTAACCCGAGTGCTCCGACACGTAGCCACTGAACTGCGCCACCTTGATCTCGGTCTTGAGCCCGCCCTTCTTGAACGCAGCAAACAGGATCTTACGCAGCGAGATTTTCAGACCGTCCATGGCATTTGCAATGGAGCGCTGGTTGTCGTACACCGAAAAGTGCTTCATTTCTCGGGTCATGAAATCCTCGTAAGATACGTGCTTGTGGCTGGTGTCCAGATGGTCGGCACGATTGTAAGTGGAAAGCCACTCCTTGCGGTCATCGGCGCGCTTCTTGTTGAACACGAGGTCAATTGCATTGTCGCTCGACTCGCCCGTGTGCGCGAAATCCACGATTCTCTTGTGCTCGAAATACTCCTTGAACTCGCGTCCCGTGCTGGTTCCCAGACCCTTGTAATATTTGATGTTCCAAGTGGCGACATCCATTGCACCAGCCCCGCTTGCAGTCGCTCCGCTTGCAGTCGCTCCGTTTTTCCATGCCTCAAACTCGCCCTCGTTGTAAAACACGCGCTCCTGTTGTCCCTTGCGCGCCTTCAAAATCGGCGTGTTCATGAACCCGATGAACCCCGGAATGTGAGTTAATGTGGGCCACTCGCTCTGAAACAGGTTGATGCCGAGACCCTTGATGTGCGACCCGTCCAAATCCTGGTCCGTCATGAACAGCACTTTGCCGTATCGTAGGCGCTTGGCCACATCTTCCGCCGTGTAGTCACGCCCGTTCTCCAGTCCCAGGATGCGTTTGATTTCCGCAATTTCCGTGTTTTCCGCAATGCGTTTGACCGCCTCGCCACGCACGTTCATGAACTTGCCCTTGACCGGATACACGCCAATGGTATTGCGGTCCTCCTTGCTCAGGCCGGACACGATGCCCGCCTTGGCCGAATCTCCTTCGCAAAAGATGATGGTGCACTGCCCCGACTTCTCCGTCCCCGCAAAATTGGCGTCAATCAGTTTCGGAATACCGCGAATGGTGCGCGTCTTTGCGCCGTCAGTTTTCTTCGCTGCCTTCGCCTCCTTCACTTCGGTCAGAGCGCAGGCCGCCTCCATCACGCCCATCTTCGCCACCTTTTCCACGAACTCGTCGCTCACGGTGCAGGCCGACCCGAAATTTGCGCTCGTCGTCGTCAGCTCGTCCTTCGTCTGGCTGGAAAATGCGGGGTTCTCCACATCGCACCGCAGAAACAGGGTCAGTTGCTCCTTGATCGTCGCCGGCTTCACGTCCACCTTCTTCTTGGTCTTGATATATGCAGCCAGCTTGCGCAAAAGTTGCCCCATGATGTACTCCACGTGCTTGCCGCCCTTGGACGTGCAAATGCCGTTCACAAATGACACGTGCGTAAACTCGTCGGTATTGGTCAGGCACACGGCATATTCCCAGCGTTCTAAGGGCGACTCATACACACGTTTGACATCGGGGGCAATGTAGAGGCCGATATACTGCTTGAAATCTTTCACTGGCACGACGATGCCGTTGTACTTCACGCGAATACTGCGGTCCGTCACTGCGGCAATGTCATACACGCGCTTCGTGAACAGCGCCGTCATGTCAGGGGTCAGCCCTGCAATGCCGAGGCGCGCGTAATCGGGGCGGAATGAGATGCGTGTGTAAGGTTTCTTGCTGGAGCATTTGGTAATTTTTGGCGGGCAAATCTCGGTCAGATTCGCCTTGAATTCCTGGGTGTATTTAAGACCGCGCACATGGTCCACGGTTTCTACGGAGCCCCACGTGGACCACACCAGAACGAGCTTGAATCCAAACCCGTTTTTCCCGCCGACGATTTTCTCCTTCTTGTCTTCGGTGTAATTCGTGGAAGTGCGCAAGTGCCCGAAAATCATCTCGGGAATCCACATCTTGTGCTCGGGGTGCTGCGCAATGTCAATGCCGTTGCCGTCATTGGTCATAGTGATTGTTCCGGTCGCAGCATCCACCTCCACTTCAATGCACGTCACGGGGAGCGCATCGGGCTTGCCGTCCTTGATTGCCTGCGCCTGACGGATCACGTGGTCGCGCATATTGACGAGACCCTCGTCCACCAACTTGTAGAGCGCGGGGATGTGCGTGAACGTTGACAGAGCGATGTTTACGCCTTCTGCTGCGCTTACGGTCGTGTATTCGGTGCACTCGGTCAGCTGAATGGAGCCGATGTACGTGTCGGGCTTCTTGAGAATGTGCTCCAAGTCCGTCATTTTCTGATACTTGCTGGACAAAGATGATTCGGTTGCAGTAGTTGTAGCCATTGTGTCTGATTGTGTCTTATGAAATAAAGGGATGTATAACATTCATTTATTCGCTTTAAATTGCTTCAATTTTTTATTTTATTGTCTTATTGATTTATTGATTTTTGACATGTGTTCAATGCCTTCTCCTGTGGCTTCTCTTTCTGTGGCTCTTCTTACCACCCTTCTTTCTGTGGCTCTTCTTTCCCCCCTTCTTTCTGTGGCTCTTCTTTCCACCCGTTTTAGTATAACTAAACGTCTGCAACCCAATTGGAAGAGCCTTAGGGCCTTTTACACCAAAATTTTGGGCAATCGAATCATTGCTTACCATATATCTGCCACCCAACAATGGTGCTGGGAAATAAATCACATTTGGAACAGCTGAGGTATCAACATCAGGCCTTGCATTTGCCGGAAAAGAACCTGTTCGTTCTGCTTCCGCTCTATGGGTCGCATATGCTTGTACTTGATCTCGCACACGCCTCTCAACCGCTTTACTATATTCGGTTAAAGCAAATTTTGGATTTTCGCCACGGTCGGTAAAATAGGCCTGGCGTTTCATAGCATGGTCCATGCCCCTTACATCAGCGACAGAAAGGGGGACTTCGGTTCTTGGATGTGTATCTTTATCCTCATCCCCTATGCTTTCAATAAATTCGTCGGCTGCTTGTCCTGCTTGTGAATATGCCATTGCAATTATTGTAGTTATATAGTTATATATCATATAAATAAAAAAAAATAAATGTCTGGATACAATTATTATTCATTGTTTAAATGTCGATGCTATCAGCCGCTAAACAAGAAGTTGGTGGAAACGGGCAGCGGCGGCAACGTTGTGCCCGAAGTGATCAAATTCAAAGTGTTTAGCACAATCATTAAAACCGCCACGGCCCAACACAACGATTGTTTTACGCAGGCGAACCGACCCCTAAACGTGTATAAAAGTTGGACAGGTGCACCATCCGGATACGGGAAATCCATACAAAATCAATTCAATTGATTTAATTTTATTTTATCGTGCATTCTTTTTTTTTCTTTCGTTAAAATATAATACGAATTCAATTCAAACCATGGGAAGAAATCACACGCGTTCAGAGGACGGCCTTTACCACATCCACGGCAAGAAGTACGAGTTTCTGCGCGGTTCTCGCGCCCAGGTGTTTCATGGCACCGCTTACAAGACCGACGGCACCCCTGGTCTCACCAAGGAGAAACTGCTCATGAACAAGCACGGCCGCATCGTTAGCGCCAAGAAGCACGCCACGGCTAAAAGGGAGAAGCGTTTAGCGAAACACGGTTGGACTGCCAAGAAGGGCAAGTTCGGCGCCGTTCGCATCTCCGATCTTAAGAAGAGTCGCAAGCACAGGAAGCACTAAAGAGCCCCCACAACAATTCATTTCTAAAAATGCTAATTCTACACCTTTTCTCATTAAAAACGCACAATTTATAATATTATCTACACAAATAGTATTATAATGGATAAAAATAATATTTGTTATACTGGTGTTGGTTCAGTAAAAAAAGGAAATCATACCCAAAAACAGTATTTAGAAGTGATGAAAAAAAATTATAAACAAAAGTGTTCTGTTTATATAAAATCTTTAAAATGTAAATCGTGTAAAAAAAGTATAGAAATGAATACTAAAGAGGTTAAAAAACAAATAAACGCACAATTAAAAAACAAAACATACAAAATGTCTAATAAAACAGAAAGAAAAATTCTTAAACAATCAAGTAAATGTAAACGATGTAAAAATAATAAAACAAAAAGGTGTAATTTAAAAAATTATATGTTATTTTCAGGTGCTGAATTTGGAAAATGTGAAACATAATTTTAATGGGCGGGTTAAATGAGAAAGGGTGTAAAATATAATGAATTGTTTTGGCAATTCATTATACACACCACACAACAATCAAGTCAATGGGCTCGGTGACTGCGTTTGCATTTATATTTATTTGCCTTGATCTTCTTACGAGTGTTACGGTTATTGCATCGTTTCGATCGTCGCGTCTTTGCATTCAATTTACAACATCGTTTGCATTTTCTTGTTTTAACACCAACACCACCACCCCATCTTGTGTCCAAACTTATATCCTTAACACTTGGATTTGAATTTAACTCCAATAAAATCCGCCCAATTTCTGTATTTATCTCTTCGGAAAATTCGTAATCATTGCCTTCAAGGTCTGCAATCAATGCGGTATTTGCAGGTAACCCTAATTTTAATAACTTGTCAACCAGTATTTTGAATACAGTTCGTTTATCGATTGAGTTTTTGAAATCAAAAGTATTTCCAATGAATTGTGCGCTACTACTATCAACGTTTGCATTCCGAATTGGATTTAGTAAACTATACATCAATGGTTTATTGGCCTTATATAAAGGCGTCATATCTGGACCCGTCGCATGAATTTTTTGCAAAGCGTGTAGCAACTCAATCGTGATTGACTGCATGACCGGCATATCCTTGAAATCAATTTCCGAATTTGGTTGAGTTGCATCATCTGTATTTTTTTCCAAAATTTCATGTAATGTGTTACCGAAGAATTCTTCTGTTTGGGGCTCAAACAATATATCGATAAACACGTCTTTCAACCACTGGTCGTATAACTCACTGCCTCCTACATCTCTACTACTACTATAAGCTTCAAATAATCGTGACATGTGTTGGTTCATGTCAAACTTGTATTTCATTTGTGCATTCTCCTTAAAAAATCGAACCGTGTTTTCACCAGTCCTCGTTTGAAATTGCATGGGAACTGGTTCCCTGGGTTCATCAAGCTCCATTATTTTACGCCCAACCTTTCGCAACACTTGCAGGAATTCGTCACGACGAGCATCCAATTGTTGCGCAGTTTCAACTTTCACGGCAGCAATACTGCCTTCTTTCAAATAATAATCCTCATTCAATTTGTCCATCAACCCTCGCAACTGGCGCACATCCGCAATGAACTCCGAATTGGTATCCGTAAATGTATCGTCGGCCCGCAATAACTGCAGGAAATACATGTCTATAAATACACGCAATCGAGCAAAATCTTTCGGATTTTTGCGGGCCATGAAAATGCGACAAAATAACGATGCGCCTTCATCGCAAAAAATGCAAATGATGTCCAGCATGATGATTTTCAGCGAAACCATGTTGTCTCTAATATAATGGATTTTTATCCTGTCTGCCAAATCGATTGGGGGTGGAGGATTGGGATTGGCCTGGTTTGGATTATTCGGATAAAGGGACCGCGTGTACAAATTGGTAAAGTGCTCTATGGTCTTTTTGACCAAATCAATTGGTTCCAGATAATAGGCGTCTTCATTGCATTTTGCATCTGGCATATTGCACATTGGATGCATTATTTGAGAAAAATACTTGGTTTTTTGCGTGACGAGTTGCACTTTCGGATCTTTTTTCAACCGTTTGCTGATGAGTTTGGTGTTTGCATCGTCATCTTGATTGCCGTACATGAAGAGCCGTATGGTTTTTTCGGATTTTTTTGAAAGATGAAATGCAACATCGTGCACATCACTTACATGGCTCACTCCGTATTTTTTGGGACGTGCAAAAAAATTGTCATATAGAATCATCATGTAGAGAGAAAATACCGATAATAATCGGCGCGACACATTGCCAAAGACAATGCAGTCAATGTCGTTCATCTTTATGTTATTACATCCGTCGATTAATACCTTCAGATTTATGTCTATATCATTTGCATTGGCAACGGCAACCTGGGACACGAATGATTCCGGTGTTTTCAAAAATTCTTGAATATAAAACGATACCGCAGCACCACCACCCGCCACTATGTGTGCACCACTTGAACGCATTGCGTCATTCATTGCAGTTATCGCAGCAACAATGATGTCGGTCCTCGTAAGCGGATGAGACGTACCTTCTCTCGCCAATATAGGCAGTGACTTGCTTTCGGCTCCTGGTGCGTCACCTGACGCATTGATTGGCGCATTGCTTGGCGCGTTGCTTGGCGCGTTGCTTGGCACAGCGTCTATCATAATTGGACCTTGCATTTCCGGTTTGAGTGTAGCTTTATATGCGACCTCTCCAAAATATGCACCGTATTGTCCACTTGGAAAAATGTCCGAAAACTGTTCCCCGTTGGGGGTTTTAACTGTTGGATCCTGCATGATTGCAATGAGCATCATTTTTATAATGACGGCGCGCAGGGTATCGGGTAGAACCATGTCAAAAAATGGTTGACATTCGATTTTAATGATATGATCTGGATCGTCCGCTGATTCAAATTTTGAAACTATCAACGCATGTATGCCACGAGTAATCAGAACGTTTACAGGATCATAAATGTCCGATTCCTCTGAATGCAGTAATAATTCCAGCAATACATCCAGACGATTGTAGTTCGCAATCTGTTTCGTATTATGCGTAAATGGTTGAGGTTCTATCGGCGACAATGCGTCGGTTAAACGGGAGCTGTTTAACGCACCACGCAGTACATATGCCGTGAAAACTGGTACACTAAACACTTCCCCAATTAATAGTTTGAGAGAAATTTGGATTCCAAAATCAAGAAATGGAGTTGCATCCGGAACCCTCATAATAAATTTGCCATTACCTTTAAAACTCTCGTTTTGTTGGATCAATCCTTCAAAAACCGACTTTACTCCTGAAACGATTGTGTCGACAGCTTCTCCATTTGCAGATGATATCAACATTTTGTAATGCGGGGTAAAATCGGACAATAGTCCAATCCCCGGATTGCAATACAATTTAATGGATTCCCGATGGGTCCTTACTGCATCAACCTTCCGAATGGCGTCGACTATGGTTTCACATACATTGTTAATTTCGTTGAATGCTTGCAATCCAATTTCAACTTCTTTTCTGTCATTGGGTTTGGAGAGCTCTCCGTCTTCGGCCAACAATGCAGTGGTGATTTGTTCTGCGGGACTAAGCGGAACGGGACTAGCAACGGTTTCGTCTGAGACAGTCGCATCGGCTGGAATATCAACGATGAGACCAGAACCCAGCGCAGGACCATAACCAGTAGAACCGTGACTATCAACGGTTTCGTCTGAGACAGTCGCATCGGCTGGAATATCAACGATGAGACCAGAACCCAGCGCAGGACTATAACCAGTAGAACCGTGACTAGCAACGGTTTCGTCTGAAACAGCAGGACTATAACCAGTAGAACTGTCACTAGCAACGGGTTCGTCTGAGACAGTCGCATCGTCTGGAATCTCATCAACTGGACCAGAACCAGAACCAGGTCCGGGCTCAAGCACATCAGGCCTAAAATCATCGGACGAGGACATGCTACACAATTAAATTAAATAGTATAACAATTGGGTGTTATATTATCATTATATAAAAAAACTAGAATTTATTCTCGTTGTATATTTTTTCAAAATACTTTTTGCTCACAATCAAATGATGGGTATGCACACTGTTAGCCACTTTGTATTTCAATCGTTGTTGATGACAGTAACATTCGTACGCCTTATAAACCGATTTGGATGCGGGCTGAGTTGTTGCGGACACGTACTCCTGTATGGAGGTCAGCACGTCGTCCCGCTTGTTCCACATCGTGCAACTCACGTGCATCAAATACTTGTCGTTTTCAATAACCACATCCGGATAAAAATGCCGAATCAGCCCTAAAAATGCCGCATCGGTGTGATTATGACTCTGCAGCTGCGGGGATGGTTGTGTCACTTGCATCAGGTGTTGGGTATGGTGCTGCTTGAACAGCGCAGTGAATTCGTCAATCTCTAACTCGCATGCATCGTCCTGCTCATCATTTGGATTCGTAACAATGGTCTGGGTCCAAAAATCTTTGAACCGGGCCACCAGTGGCAAATGCTTGCTCGTCAGTTGTAAAAACGAATCGGCCGGTTCCGAATAATGGGGCACTTGTTGCATGAGACGGGACTTCAGTGCATGTGCAAAAAATACGTTCGGTATTCTCTCTTCCTCAATAAACACCTTCCACAGGTACATCATGTTTTTCCACGAAATGCTCATGTTGCTTTGCGGGGAAGGCTCCGTGCAGGTTGCCACAAATTTAGCAATGAGTTGGTCCTCTGCGTGGTGATTTAAATACAGCACCCTATGATACGTGGCCGTGTCCTTGCACTGCTTGTTCAAAAACGCCTCCGCATTGTCATACCGTTGTGAATAGTGCGCCGCCACGCAAAAAATATCAATTAGTCGGTGCTTAAACGGCGCCGAAAATGCATCTATTGCAACATCGTTCATATCCAACAGGCGACATTCGCTGAATGCGTATTCGTAAAATTTATATTTGAATGCGGACAGCAGGGACGTCCCAAATAGCGTGCTACATTCTTGGCTGAGCCCTTTTATAAATAAGCGTGATTTGGGTGTAGCAATGTAAATGGGTTCGACGGCATCATTAGCACCAACTAATACCGTTTTTTTCAAAAGGATGTCACCCATCACCGTGAGAAAATACTTCGCACAGTCACGGGTTCGGAATATAGTCGGACACAGCATGTTCAGCGTGCGCTGAATGGTTTGCGATTCGGGAATGGATGACAGCAGGTTGCGGTCTTTAATGCGACGCAACACCTGGTTCTTGATCTTATATTTCCACGGCATGAGTTCCCGATTACCACTGATGCGCGTTAAAATGGGGTGCAAGATGTCGTCCTCGTTGATTACGCTGTAGTTGCGATCGGCGTCGGCATCGTACACGAAAAACAGCTCAACGTTGGAGTTGTAATAATACTGCGGCGAGTCGTTCAAAAATTGCTCAATGAATTCATCCGAAGCGGTCAGCAGCGTTTTTTTGCGCTGCTCCTTGTCATCGCGCGCCTGATTCACCGCATCCATCAATGCGGGCAACTGAGCAATGTGTGCCGTAAGCTTCCCCCTCATGAACTCGTCATCCGCATATTTTTCGTGCAACGATTGCACCACGCCGAACAAATCATTAATGGCCTGCATTTTATTGAATACTATACATTCACTCGCGCATGTGTTTAAATCAATCAATTGTTATTTATTATTTATTAATTCAAATGTAAATGAGTTAAAATAATGATATTATTAAACTGCATGTATGTTAAAATACCAATAACAATCATATAACGCCATAATTAATGAGTAGCATTCTTTATTACAGTAATTTTTGCGAGAAGTCCAAATCTCTCCTGCAGCGGTTAGCCAAGAGTAAAATTAAGGAGGGTATTCATTACATGTGCATTGACAAGCGCGTTAAGGGCGAGACCGGGGCATGGTACATTGTGATGGAAGACGGACAGCAAATCATCCTGCCCCCGCACGTGAACCGGGTGCCGGCGTTACTGCTACTGAATCAGAACCACATGGTACTTTATGGCGATCAAATCACGAACCACTTGAAACCGTTGGACGTGCAGCAAAACAATGTGGCTACCGGGTTCAACGGGGAGCCGTCGCCGTTTTCCACTTCCAGCGAGTTCATGGGCGGGTTTGGTGTTACATCCGACAACTACAGCTTTTTAGACCAAAGCAGTGAGGATTTATCGGCAAAGGGGAGCGGTGGCCTGCGTCAGCTCTATAACTATGCCACCATTGATTACAATCAAACCATTGAATGCCCGGCCATTGAAGAGAAACAGGCACGCATTGGCCCTGATGTGACACTCGAAAAACTGGAAAAAGAGAGAAATTCGCAAATCATGCAGGCGCAGGGACAACAACAGCAACAACAGCAACAACAGCAACAACCACAGCAACGACGACAGTAAACAGCGACGACGACAGTAAACAGCGACGACGACAGATTGTGCGTCCAAATAGCAATATTTATTTAAATGTATTTTAATTAAAACACATTTAAAATAATGTGTCGGATACATAATAACACAGTCATATTTCATCCCCGCCATGTCGTCCGATAAGTCAATTGTCATGAAAGCGTTTTTGAACCATTTCACCGATTTTGTGGAGGACATTCAGAGCGTGTTTCCCGATAACGTTGACATTGATTCGGCCAAGACTGCGCTGTTCCTTGTTAAAAAATCGAACCCGCGTATTTTAATGAATGCGTGGTGCACCTACATTGCGGAACGGTACGCCGATCAGATTGATAAGGGCGACATCGGGTTCTTCATAGACAAGGATTACACACATGATTTAGAGTACATGGGAAATGCCGTCATGCAAAAAGTGGACACGCTTCGTGAACCTATCCGGGAAATGGGCGTCGATAATCAGGCTAAGTCTATGAAATACATTCAAAATTTGACAAAATTGGCAAAGCTGTACGGCGAATTGGAATAAATTCGCTTTTTATCATGCATCAATGTTGGTTTAATATTATCTTGCGTTCGTGATTTTATTTTTATTTTAACAGTTGGAACAAGATTAATATGATTTAATGCATTTGTATTTACTGTGGTTGGGGGTGGGGGCGAGGTGATGGTTGGTGCGATGATGGTTGGTGCGATGATGGTTGGTGCGATGATGGTTGGTGCGATGATGTTTGGTGCGATGATGAGTTTACCTGGTTTTGATGATGTGATTTGCATTTTTAAATCAGTCAAAGGAACGTCATATATCAAACTACTAAATTTCACAAATCCGGATACCCAACCATATACGCTATGTGTTTTAATTTTAGATGCGGTACTTAATGTAAAGAATTCATATAATGTTTCTTTAAATGAAGCACCGACCTCCGTAAATACGGTTAAAAATTCCCCTAAATGCAACGGCCTAGTATTAAACATTGCAACGTTAATTTTATTATCGACTAAATATTGTTTGAATCGAAATGAATCAGTCATTAATATATCAGTTGATTCCGCATATTTTTTGAGTATATTTACGGTTTCATTCAGGGTAGAACAATCGGTTTGATTTTTCGTAAGAAACTCACTATCGCCTAAACGGAAATGAATAATTGAATACGGAGAAGATAACATTGAATACGATTTAGTTTTTTCATTTAAATATTCTGAAAAATTTTTATTTGGTGTCAATAATTGTTTCATAAAATGTTTGCACTCAGACGATAAATTCTCGTTGCAAAACATGTTCGTACAAATTAATAATGGATCACTAATACACAATGATGCATTATAAATGTAATTAAACTTGTCCGCCGTTTCATCACAATTTATAATGTTTACTCTATTCATATTTGCATCAACGTACTCCATTAAGCTATGTTTATTCACAATTAAATGCTGGGAAATAGGATGCGGTCGAATGTCCACTATAAAATTAAATCCGAATTTGACAGACATTTGGTGTAAGTAAATGGTGCCACGCAATATATCTCCTAGACCATACGATTTTATGAATCCATTCGGATGCATCCCTGAATCAGTTTTTAACCATACCATAATAACTGTTTTTTGCATAGTTTAGCTTAATTTAGTAATAACTAAAATAACTAATAACTACTATTAACTAATATCTAATTAATATTATATTATTGAATAAATAATTCAATGACCAGCATATTTATTAAAACATATCCGAATGATCATGTGTGGTTGCAATATTTGCTTCCAAGCATAGAAAAATATGCACAAGGGTTTAAAGATGTTATTATAGTAAGTGATGCAGGAACAGTCATCCCGCCGGAGTATTTGAACACAATTAAAAAATTACCCGTGCACACGTATTACATTCCAATTCCTACCCATACCCCAGAGTATCCCTCCAATATGGATAATGGGATAGGATATTTGTGGCAACAATACATTAAACTGAGTTGGTTTAAACTGTGCAATTCTGACACTGCATTATTACTAGACAGCGATGAAATGTTGTGCAAACCGATGACGCCAAATGATTTCAGACACAACGGCAAATGGGTTTGGACGTATCGATTGTGGAAAGATGCCGAAGGTGCCCAATGCTGGAAACAATCCACCGACTACATACTCGGGCAAAACACGCCCTACGAAGCGATGTTTTGCGTCGGATTTGTGATGACGCGAACTGCCACAATCAACCTTTTAAATTATATTTTTCAAAAACATTCCATTTCAAATTTTTGGGATTTGGTTATAAAGAAACAAATGCACAAATTTAGTGAATATAACATATATGGTTCATTCATACACACCGTGAATGATCCCGATTATTATTATAACATTCAGAATGACATCCCGCTGCACAACTGCATAATCATACATAATTCGTGGGCGGGCATAACCCCTGATATACACACGCAGGCGATGGCACATCTCTCGTAATGTGGATCCATTTAATCGAATATTTAAATGCGTTCGTTGACATAACTACAAATATATACAAATATATACAAATAAAATATGAGCAAGTGTATATTTGATGAATCACGTGTTGCAACTATTCATAATAACTATTATAGCATGGTAATCCCAAATAAAAATGGCGTGAACGTCAATATAGAGTATGATGAGCAAACTCTGGAAAAAATTTCGGTTGAAAATTTTACTTTCATCGTTCATAAAAATGACACTTGCATTGCGGATGTTATACGAAGCGGTCACCTGTATGAAAAATTTTTGGTATCATATTTACGACATTTTATAAATCCTAATAAAAACGTATTGGATTTAGGTGCAAATATAGGAACGCATTCCATAATATATTCAAATTACATAAATTCGAATAGTGTCGTATACTCATTCGAACCTCAAAAATTAATTTTTGATATTTTAACGAAAAACGTTGAATTAAATAATTGCAAAAATATAGTTCCGTTGAACATTGGTTGTTCAAATGTGAATGATGTTTTTTACATGAATGCATGTTACGAAACTAAAGACAACCAGGGCGCATTTAGAATTGATTCAACCTTGAATGAAAGTACCGGATTAAGGATTGAATGTAAAATATTAGACGAATTATTAGATGAATTGAATATCAAACAAATTGGGTATGTAAAAATAGACATCGAGGGACACGAATATGAAGCATTGCTCGGAATGAAGAACATGCTGTCCAGAGATCATCCAGTAATTATGATAGAAATACATGATTCATGTTCTACGAAAAATGATACCATGGGGATTTTGGTCGAGTTAGGGTATATCACTCATTACCGAATATCTCATTGCGATTATATTTTTATAAATAAAAATAAACCGATTTTTTGAGTTTAATGGGGGTTGGATTATTTGATTATTTATACATTTTTGAATAAATAATTTAATAAAGGTGGATTACATGATTACACCGGTGTGGGCGGGTTCAATGATTGCACTGCTGCCCGTCACCGTAGAACATGTCCCGGGACGAAGCACCGCCGCGCACCCAGCCATCGGCCGCCACGCCTTCCACCAGGTTGACGGGATTCGTGATCGTGGATGCGATGGACGGGATGAGCGGGTAGTTGGAAGAACAGACCTGCTCAGACAGCATGTTGACGCTGCGTTTGTTTGTCAGGTAGTCTCCCTGTTGCAGTTGCGACTCCAAATACGGATTGGATTGCCCGCGCCCCAAGAACGGCACCGTGGCGAACGGGCGCTGGAACAGACTGATACGACACCTCGGATGGGTCAGCACACTTCCGCCAAGCAGCAATTGCGAATTGGTGTCAATGTTGCATCCGCCGGCGCCGACCTGGTGCCCACCGGTGAAATTGATGTTGGGCTGGCTCGTGGCGAATTCAATGGGTCGTTTCATGGAGCAGTCGCTGGAGAAAAAGTTTTGCAGCATGTAACTGGATGATTCGGCATTTTGAACGTTGCGTTGCCCTAAACTGCAACCGTCTTCGCCGATGCGGGAGAGATTATCAAAACTGTAGTCTTTGACGAATGCTGACATTAATGAGATTATCAAGTTTGAATTAATATATATAATTAACCGATATATTTTATTAATAAGAATATAATATATTTTATATTTTTTTAAAATTTAAAGCATTGCACTTCATTATGTTGTGCTGTTGGCTATTGAGCCCCCGTAATGGAACCTAATACAGGGTTCGCTCGTGCACACGCCATCATATTGCCTTCCTTGCACGAAATCATGGACCCGTAGCAGAAATCCGCAAAGGCGTGCTGATCGTTCGGAATCTTGGTGTTCGGCGTCGCAAAATAATTGCGCATGGAGTTGCTGAATTCATAATTATCGCCTAAATCATGGAACAGTCGGTCTTCCAAATTGGGATTCCCACCCAAATCCTGCACCACAAATTGTTTTGCCGACTGATTGATGTCGTGTTCCACCTTCGGATTGAATGCGGGCTCGGCTGCCGGGCGCTTCGGACGATCCTTAATGTCGGTCAACAGCACGTTCATCAACGGGTCTTGCTGCGTGGGCGCCTGAAACGTTAGTCCCAATGGAGATGTGGAGGGAGCCGACGGCGCTTTAACCATGCGCCTTCGCCCGGTGTTGTAATTTGCGTAATTCGAAAAACCCTCTTTCGCTGATGATGGGGACGGCGTGGCAGAGGCGGCGGTTGCAGCCGCACTGCGTTGGGTCGTATACAAAAATGCAATCATGGCTAAAGAAATCGCTCCGAGCAGGATCAGTTTGTATGACATCGTAATTAAATATCCTAAAATTGTCATTAATATGATCATGCGACTAATTGCATTCAGTTTGGCCTCACTAGTCATGTCGGACATGGGAATTATTTGCGTGATGCCTTCATTATTAAACAACACGGATGGATCATTCAACCAAAATGCAGGCATAAGCTGAGTGAGTATGTGTATATATAAGTAGTACTATTATTTATATATATTGATAGATTCTTTATTTTATTCTTTATTTTTTATTTTTCTTTTTCTTCTGTTTGGTTCCCGTTCCATTAGGTTCAATGTGTGATTGTAATTCAGGGACTGCTATCGCAGACGAATTCCTCGGTGTGCGTTCAACCTTTTCACCGGTGCTAAAAACAGCCGGCTTGGCTTGCGCAGCGACTTGCATAGCCGCTTGCATACGTTGCTCCAATTTCTGTTGCATTCTCTCCTTGGTTTTGGCCGATTTCAGGTTTTGATTCAAGTGGCCCTGCATAGCACCCATGTTAAATTTAGCGTTCTTTCCGCCCATGCCCATGGCAGCCGCCATTTTTGCCATATCCGCCATGCCATCCATACCCCCTTCCATGCCCATCTTTTTTAGCAAATCGGCCATGTTATTTATGCCCGGCATTTTCTTCATTTTATTCATCAGGTCGCTGGCCTCCTGCATGATCTCGCTCTCTTTAATCTCTCCCGATTTCAGCTTGGTGTCCAACTTCTGGCCCACGCTCTTCACGATGCCCATGAGCTTGCCCGGGTTCTTGAACAAGTTCTGAAACACCGACTGCACCGACGCTTCGTCCGCCGTGTCCAAATTCAGCTCGGCCGCGGTTTCTTCTGCAATTTCTTTGGCCAGATTACCGATTTTTCCGCCGAGTAACCCGCTCAAATGTTCGTGCATCGAGTGAGGATCCATGCCGGGGAACCCATCATTTGAATCCGCATCCGCCCCTGCATTTGAGTCCGCCCCTGCATTTGAGTCCGCCCCTGCAGTTGAGTCCGCCCCTGATGCGCGTTTACCATCGTCCTTGAACATGTCGTGCATTTGATTCATAACCTCTTCCAGCTTGGATTTCAATACGTTCTCATCAATCGCCTCAAATAGTTTGGCTGCGTCGCCAAAGGTGGACGTGTCCGACAGGTCCGACACCACCGAAAACATCACCAGTTGCAAATACTTCCAAATGGCCTCCTTAGTGGCTTCGCTGATGTCGGGCGTTTCCCACATCACCTTAAAATTCAGACCGGGCAACAACTCAATCGGCTCTGCAAACAGTACGGCATCATTGCGATACAGAATGTTGAAAAACTGGGGCGCATACACGCGCTTGCAGTGCTCGTACACTGCGTTCAGCTCCATGTTATAGACCGTTGCACACGCATCCCCGTGCTCTGGGAACACGGTGGCAATATCGGCCACAAAATCTGAAACGATTTTTTTAAACTCGGCCGCTGGAGGAGTTGTCATCCTATTTTATTAAATTATGGGGGTTTACATTGATTTGAATACTTTTGTTTAAATCAATATACGGAATAAATTATTAATCTTCATCTGGTGGACCTATAAATGTGAGAATAAGCATTGCTATTATTATACCCTCACCTATGGCCCACTCCATTGCACTCATTGTCGGATCCACCTCCATAGCAACCTGTATACAAATCTCCATAATAGATTCTAGGTTATAGAATACATATCCGAATAATCCAATTATAAATGCGATCCTTGCATTACGCCATTGCCGGCGCTCTGCCTGCCTTTGCTGTTGCTGCTGCAACTGCCACTGCTGCTGCTGCAACTGCCACTGCTGCTCAAGTTGCAACTCATATTCCTGCTCCCACTGCCGCACAAGCGGCGCCTGCTGTTGCTCTAGCAATATCGCAGCTTGCTCAGTTTGTTCCTCTTCCGGTAAGGGTGGTGGTAAATAGCCGGGTGTTCTACATACGGGACATATTGGGTTACGTCTCCACCAGCCTCTAAGACATGCTGAATGCGCCTTATGCATTGGACACGTATTTGGGTGTATGATGATTTCATCATTCTCATTCATTTCGCTAAGACATATTGGACACCGATCTGGTTCTGGTTCTGGTGGTGGTGGTGGTGGTGGTGATGATTCTTCATCTTCAACTTCATCTCCTGCACCTCCCCGTAATTTTAATTTTGAAAATGTATCATACCCTTTTTTTATTATGCGACTTGCATGTTCCATTGTAAATTTTGTAAATTTTTCATGTGTTTTTGTTTTGCCATTTTTTTCCTTGTACTGATGCAACTGCTGTTTTAAAGTATCCAGATGTATTTTTAAGCATTTCTCATTGTTAAAATGTGCAAGAATGGCGGTTTCATTGAAATGCATTTCAATAAACTCAATAATTGCTAGTGGATTATATTTTAATAGTTCCCGTATTACTGTTTCTAAAGCACTCCGGTATCGGGAGGTATTGTATTTCTTGAACATATCCATTAATTTTTGATTGCAATGGGATGATGAACGGGTTAAATGAGAACGGGTTAAATGAGATGAACGGCGTCTTGAAAGACGCCCTTGCCCTCCCTTTCGTTTCGAAAGTCTCTGCCTCTGCCTCCTTCTTTTTGTATGCATGTTATATATTTTATATATTAACGAATACAAAATAAAAATAGGTACTTAAATAGAATATTATAAATTCCAGTACACTCATTCATGTATAACACCGATTTCGTGTGCACGTACAAGGCGTTTGAAGCGCTGGAAGATGACGAAGTCAATGCCGACATGCTGTATCAGGCGCAGTTCCTGCAAGTGTTTGGGCTGACGCAATACAACGACGATGCAATTAATGCTGGCCTGCAAATCGTTAAGGCAAAGTCTGAAGAAGTGCCGGACCTGCAGGCGCTGATTTTGCAGCACCCTTACAATTTGGGACCAAATGATGCGAATGAAGCCGTAGATGTTATCCTGCCATTACTGTTTGCTTACCCCACGATGGATGTGTTTCACCGGTGCCTCATTGACGCATTTACAACGGGACGCATTTCGCATGAACATCAGGATCAATTGAGGCACGTGTATTCCACCCTGCAGTAAGAGACGGATTAGGTTCCCCAAACGCACTCATTTGTTACTACCTTTTTTTTAGTGTCATTTTTCTAGGATAAGTTCTTTTAGTTTTCATCCTGGTTCTTCGACTGCCTCCTTCTTCTAACGTGTCTCGGGGAGTTAGCGACACTTCAGTGGTTGTGGAATCGTTGGATGTGCGCTCTTGTGGGGTTGTAAGAAATACGGACGCTTGAACTGGGTGCAGTGACTCGGCTGGAGCCAAATACTCGTTCGCTTTCCTTAAACGAACTGCACGCGGGGATGCTGGACGGCGGATGGGCTCAAGATCCCAAGGCACGGCAGCTGTTGCGCTGGTTGACATCGGTTGCTCAGTTGGCAGGGCCGCACTCAGCAGCGCATGCGGTCGGCTTTCCCCGTAAGACGGCACGTGCACGGTGAAGGGACAATTGGAAACGCCTTGAATGCACGAGCAACCGCCGTCAAATAACGCAACGTCCCAGCCCAAGTCGCCAAGGAGTGCATCAGTCAGGTGCGGATGCTGCTCGCACATCAGCTCCACGATGCGCATCTTCAGCATCGGGTGCATCATCAGCTGCACTATTTCATGCATCGTGACATCGTTTGGAACGGGGGTGCCCGCTTTGAGTGCGTGCAGGTTCACGTTCGCTTGCAGCGTGTGCATCCGGCCGTGCACCTGCAGTCCCACTGACAGGTGCAGGTTGCGATTCAAGTTGCGATCAATGAAATGGTTTACCGCCGATGCAGTATACGATAAAAGGGGGGCGGTCAAAGAATATGTCTTGGTGGGAAGGTAGCGCGTTTTGGGGTCGCCATAGCTAATGAAATTGCTGCGGTCCAGTTTTTGGGATACGCGCATGGTGGATGCATTGAATGTGGTTGTGTCCACCAGAGTGTTAATCCTATATCCCATGCTCATTATCAACCGATTGCACCGATCGCTGTGGTCAAACACGATGGCCAGCTGTTTGAACGGGCCGGCATGATCCACCTCGTTTATTGTAGCGCGAGTGAGTTGCATGATTTCCCTGCGCATTTTGATGCAATCCGTTTCAAACAATTCTTTTAATCGGGATAATTTATGCATTTCCTGTTCAGTTGCGCGCGCCATTTGTTGGTCAAATATTCGTTGTATTGAAATAGAAATATTGGCAATGCTCTGCAACGACACGTAGGCGGTTTCTTTAATTATCTCCGATGCGCTCATCTGGTTGCGCATCACGGCTATCAATGCGTCCATGACCGGACTGTCATTAAGAAATCCCAGGTTGTTTTTGGAAATTATGCGCAAGTGCGCCGGGCATCGAACGGTTTCTATCCTATGACCGCGGTGATGGGGTTCGGGGTTGACGCATGCGTGAAAAATGCAGCTCGCCAGCACAAAAAATCCGTCGTTTCCGGGCGGACGGAGAATGGGTGTCGGATTTATGGGGGCATTGGATGGCGGCAGAGGGTCGGTGGCTCGTGTGATTGCCGTCGCAAATAAGGCGGCGCCTGCATTTGCCCACGCCTTGGCCCGAACCGTTTTTGGTCTTCGTTTTCGGGTTAAGGGTACAAAATCAAATGCCATTCGTTGCGTGGGTGATCCAATTGATGACGAGGACGTGGTAGTTGATGAAGATGGGGATTCCATTTTGAATGCAATGTATAAATGTATAAATATTTTATTTTATTTTTATTATTATTAAAATGTTCAAAAAAATATAATATTATATAATCTTATTGCATTGATCATTGCTAATAATAATAATAATATTGTCAAATGGCGTCCACAAGAAACAAAAATACGTGCTCCAACTACTGTTTGGAACAGCGCATTACCACGCAGTCGTTGCACTATTTAGAATACCGAAACGGCGCATCCGGTGCTGCCTACAACCCTGCCATGCCGTGCATGGGCATCACCCCCAGTCAGATGCCACGTGAGATTTTCTCCCGTAACTCGATCGACATTGAATCTGCGCTGTTCGGTATCAATTCCACGAATTTAGTAGAAACGCAGAAGCCGGTCGTTCCGCAGCTGACCACGCTACCCGAAATCTCATTTTTTGAACGCATGCAGCTCGTGATGCCAGACCCGCTGGTGGTTGAGAAATTACAGCGCCCGTTTCCAGTGCCAAACTAATGAAGGGGAGGGGTACATATTTAATGCGATGCATGCGCAAATCTGATAATAAAATTATATCTAGTAATTTTATAATCTCATTCCAATTCACGAACCTGGATATGTCAATAAGTTTCAACCAATTGAATGGATTAAATGTTAGTGACAGCGGAAACACAACCCTTGGCACGCTGAGTTCGCAGAATCGAAATGGTTTAACCCTAAACAATACGGCGGTTGGATTCGGCGCGCTCAAAGAAAATAACGGAGGGCAACACAACGTTGCATTAGGATTGCACGCTTTAGCAAACAATTCGGGATCCAATAATGTGGCTATTGGAGAAAATGCTTTGTATAATTTTAATACGGCCTCCACTCAGGCTGGATTAGTTGGGTACTTAAACCCCGTTGTTCAAAGTGGAAACAGTAACATTGCCATCGGAAATAATGCGCTTGGAACTAACATAAATTCAAATAATAATGTTGCCATCGGACACAATACAAATGCCGGCGCCAACAGTTCATGCATCCTGCTGGGGAACGGTGCAACTACCTACCAGAACAACGAAATCGGCATTGGCGGGATGAACACGATTCAATTAATCTCACAAGCAATTGCGGGATATATACCGATTCGGCTGTCATCCAATCTATCCCAGCAGTATTATCTTCCATTATACACGGGCACACCGATATCATCCACGCCTGTTCCTACGCCCACGCCTACACCTACACCTACGCCGACACCAACGCCGACACCAACGCCTACACCAACGCCTACACCAACGCCGACACCAACGCCTACACCTACGCCTACGCCCACGCCTACACCCACACCCACACCTACACCCACACCTACACCTACACCCACGCCTACACCCACGCCTACACCCACGCCTACACCTACGCCTACACCTACGCCTACACCCACGCCTACACCTACGCCTACACCCACACCCACACCTACACCAACGCCCACGCCTAATCCTTTATGGTCGATGGGAAGCTCAGGCAGTATCATTTTCACGTCAATTCCTCTTGGAGGCAATATTTATATCGGATCCGGAGGCTCTAACATCATACCGGCACCAACGAACAGTGGATCCGGTACCGTGTATACCGTTGCAACCAATCTGAGTGAGTATATAAGTATAACCGGCACAGCCAGCGCATATATCACTAACAATAACCCAGTGTTAACCGGAGGTGGGAGCATTGCAGGCTATATAACTGCAACTCAAAATTCAATAGTTGCATCCATATACGTGATACTTACATATTCTTCAAGTACATTATTTACACAATTCCAATTCATGAACTTTCCACCACCCACGCCCACACCCACGCCCACGCCCACGCCCACGCCCACACCCACGCCCACGCCTACACCCACGCCCACACCCATCCCGCCTGCGCCCACGCCCATGGTACGATATGTTGCGGTTGGCAGCACAAACACAAACGCAGGCACAAATAATCCCATTGTGTATTCGACCGACGGTATTAATTGGACTGGTTCCGTGAATGGATCATCTGTTTTTTCGAATGGAATGGGAGTTGCTTACAGTGCAAATCTATCCACATGGGTCGCAGTTGGCTCGGCGGGCGCAACCGGCGGAAGTACCTTTGTGTATTCATCCGACGGCATGAATTGGACTGCTTCCGCAAGTGGAACAGCCGCAATGAGTAGTCCGTCGAGTGTTATTTATAATGCGAATTTAGGACTATTTGTTGCGGTTGGTTCGAGTGGAACGAATACTGTTGGTACTATTGCGTATTCAACCGACGGCATTACATGGACTGCATCATCCAGTGCATCTGCGCTCGCATATGCACAGTTATCTGACGTGGCCACTAACCCTTTCCCGCCAGCTGTAAATGCAGTAAAGTTTGTTGCGGTTGGACAAGGAGCTAATAACAACAATTTTATGTATTCAATCGACGGTATGGTTTGGAATAGTAACAGTGCGAACCCCTCATTTGGGGGTAACAGTATGGGGAATGGAATTGCTTTTGGTTACAGTGCACCGAACACTCCATTATGGGTTGCGGTTGGATCAGGAACAAATACCATTATGACTTCAACGGATGGCATGAGTTGGACTGCAGTATCCGGTAGTACATCTATTTTTAATCCTGTATCTGGCGGTGGATATGGAGTTGCTTATAGTATGGCCCTATCCAGATGGGTTGCGGTTGGGGCGGGTCCTAACTACAATATTGCGTATTCAAATAACGGCACCACTTGGAATACAGTACAATTTTCTCTAGGCGGCAGTGGATTTTCCGTTATTTATAGTGAGACATACTCGTTGTGGATTGCATGTGGCTCCAGTATTGCTTATTCGCCTGACGGCATGAATTGGACGTTATCCACTTCCACATTACCGTTCAGCGCCTATGTACGCGGATTAGGCGATTCAACCCCTGCGCAAAACATTCTGCGTCTAAACACGGGTAGTACACAACAAGCATTATCTATGCCTATCAACACAAACACAACTAATACTGCGCAATTTACATACACCACATCAATTAATTCCGTCCCGCTATATTTGAACATTCCATCTATGACATTTACGGGATCTGGATTTACTGCCGGAACCACGTCGGTCGGTTTACAAGTGGTGGTTCAAATTGGCTCAACCATGTTTGTCACAACCACTTTTAGTACAAACCAACAGTGGGCTAGTGGAATCAACATTCCGTTGTCAAACCCCGCAATCAAGACCGTGTCGAATGGTATGAACTCACCCGTATTCACGGTAACGATGGGCACTCAAACGCCAACGCCAACACCTCAAGACTCGCCCCATTTGATTTCGGGCAGCGCAATTACATGCACATTTTCAATCACATCAACCATTGCTTATGCATCGGTGATAATTTACGCTAGTTTAAACAACGGAATGCAGGGTACATTATACGGATACACGTATTACATATATCCTATAATGACTCCGTCCGCATTGACCGTCACGTCTCCGATTACGTTTGTAGCAAACAAAACTGTGGCATTTGTAAATCTTACATCTACCTCACCAAGCTCCATCGGATACGCAACAAGCAACTCTTCAATTGCTTCAACCATGTATTCAAATTCGACTTCAGCGTATGTTATAAATCCTGTTACTACGGGCACAATCACATTAACTTCCAACATGAGTGCAAATGCAGTTTATTTGGCAAACCAGCTTGTCAGCAATGCAATATACATAAATAATTATGCAATTCCATCCGGTAGTATTGTGCCGTTTTTCAATAAATGTTCGAACATTGGAGTAACTGTTAGTGCCAATGGTCCCACGATGTACATAACTTTTACTCAAAATGTCACATTGACTGCACTCAATTTTGCAAACGCAATAACAAAGGGATTTGCCGGTACATGTGGTGGGTTTTCTAATTCTAACGGCGCAGTTTATACATTATACTTAAATTTAATACCGAATTTACTACTTCCAGCGGTTCAAGTCGCCATTGGTTCAATCACAATTACACCCACCCTGAATCCCAACGGGACATACACTGCAATTGCGAGTGATGCAAATAATGCGAACGGTTCAAATGATGGCACGTTGCTTTCAATACCATTTTCAAGCACGGGGTTTGTTTCCCCCACATATGTTTCCAATTTTACAGTAAATGGATTAACCAGTGCGAACCTAACATTCAATGTAGGTGATACAATATCAATTATAATTTCCTCCAATTATAACGGCAACTATGTTATGACTCCGCTTACCAATTTTGGAATTGTACAATCATTGCCGGTGTCAATGGGCGAACTGGTCGGCGCATTGGTTACAACCGCAAATAATCCAGCACCGGCCATAAACATAATTGCACTCTCATATCCTTCCAGCGCAACTCTTACAGGGACCGTGAGTACTTTAAGTTCACCCCAACTAACAATCAATGGAACAAATATAGTGACGGGATTTGCATACGCTGGTATTAATATTGGATACATCAATGTCCCGGTAACAACATCATTGATAGTTACCATTTCTCGTAATAATAATCCAGTGTTGCAAGTGTGGTTTGATTACACTGAAACCAGCTCATCGCTGAAAAACTTGTATATTCCATTCAGTTATGCCGGGTTTGCCAATCAGCCGAATCCGAATATAGCCAATCTATGTTTCAATCAACCGCAAAATCCGATATATAATAACGGCGACCAATTTCAAATCACTATTTCGTTTTATACAAAGAGCCCTGATGCCACCGTTAATAGTGTTGTAAGTTATAATTGCATCAGTGGTGCCACTCTGAACAATGGAGCTGTTGGCGGAGTGATGGGAATATCCCTCACCGTTCCAACATACACAAATATACCAAGTCCCACTACGCCAGTGACGTACACTGTTGCGAACCCGATAACTACTTCAACTATTCTTATACCCTATCCAACATCCAACAGTACAGGCGCATACTTGATTGGATCGGTTAATCCAATTAATAATGGTTATATCACATCGGGGGTAACTGCAACTAATAATGGAACTAATAATGGTTTCAATTGGGCATTGCAGATGGGTAGCGGTCAAAGTTACAATCCGATAACAACGTGCACCATTACGGGATATCAAGCATCGTCTCCATCATATGCCTCGGGAACTGTCATATACCCCACAGTTGATGTGATCAATTGTTTAGGTTGGGGACTGGCATCAAATAATTATGATTATTCATCTAATACAAATGCTAGTTTCAATTTATCTTCACCTCAAACTACAAACCTGCTGGGATTTAGTTTTCAATATTTTGCTAATAATTTTAATAATAGGGGTTTAACTATTTATGCTTCAGGAACATGCACCATGACTATTAAAGTGAGTAATTACACTGGTGGAATCATCATTTCAACCACCGTGATTACTATTATCGCATCATCATCAGGCAGTGTTACTTTAACATATATACCATTTGCTCCTATTGGGGGAAATGGCTACAGTAGACTACCAACCGGTATAACTAGTTTTACGATGACTGGACCAGCAACCCCGTACGTTGGAATTGGTAACGCTATTAATATCCAGATGACTGGAGGGAATGCACGAATCAGTCCAAATGGTGTTATGGTAGGAACACTTCTCACAAATCTACCTTTTAGTTTTCAAACTACTGCACCTTATCCATCTAATTGGAGTTTTTATGCGCCAGCCTATTATCAATTGCAGGATGCTTATAATCCCGACATGTTTAATGGTAATTGGGTGTACGTTGACAACCTTCAACCAGGTCAAAGTAATAATACAATAAATACACCTTTGAACCTGAACATGTCGTTTAATATACAAGGTCAAACCATCACTAATGGGTTAATAATAACGGGCATCGTTATGAATATTCAATCATCCGTATCTATTTTAAATTCCGGCATTACATTTACCATAAAGTATTCTCCTAATAATGGTGGTGGGACTTCTGGTTATAATAGTATCATAACTTCGATTGCATTTACCACCACCGCGACTAGTAATAATATGACGATATATGTTCCATTTGATATGCCCCTTCCGGGTGCACCATATTCACAACAGACCTCAAGCATTTATGGCTATTATGTGTCGAATGTTCAGGGGGTGGCAGGACAACAACAACCTACTTTTGCATACATTCCTTCCAATAATTACATGTCACTACAAATGTCGAATAGCAACCTCAATATACAATATTCGACAAATAATACCGGTGGTACCCCCGCATTCCAATTATATGGATCGGCATTTTAAATCTCAGAACCGTAAAATTTGTAAAATATAATATAGCCCATTAATAAAGTAACGTATAGTAAATATAAGTAAATATATTATAACATGTCATTCTCTCGAATACACGACGACCCATGTCGCATTGCCAAAGAGTTGCAGGAGTCCACGGGACAAGGGCGCTACATGCTCAATGTGCCCGGAAACGGCGACAAACCCTGCTACATGGAAGACCCCTGCATCCGGATGCAGGGGTGGGGTGGAAACTTAAGGACCAACGTGGTCGAACTGGAGAATAATTTACGCGGGCTGAACATGCCACTGTCCCGTGACAGCATCAATTACAAAGTGAGTGCTGCAAAGGTGGGAGATGCCCCCGTTCAGTACCCCTCGTGCACGCCGTTCGTGGAGCAGCCGCGCGCCACCGACCCCGCATGGACTGCCCGGGATTTAGAGCAGTCGCACTTTTCTTATTTACATTTAAACCCGCAAGAACACGTGTGCATCCCGTTTCAGAACAACTTGAGCACGCGCATCTTGGAAAAGGACTACTGGACCCCGTGCCCTCCAGGCGCCCGGGAGGCGCAACCGCCGCTCGTTCCGGCAAACGTGTTCTTAGCATGAGCGACCCCAATGCAATCACAGACCCTTTATTCCCATTTTTAAATTGTATTTCAATTTATATATGCGCATAGTGCAAAGGCATGGCATGCAAGAAGATAACCGTGCGCAAGCGCGCACTGACGCAGTACCTGATTCATTATGCAGGGGGGGCTGCGTTTGTGGTCCGCGTCTTTAAGAATGTGCTTATAGCTTATACCAGCAAATACAGTCCGGATATCACCGCCGATAAACAGGTGTACCGTGCGAACATTAAGAAGCTGTACGTGCCGTCCAGCCTCAAACCCGGGGTTCGATTGCCGAAACGAACATTAAATGGCAAGTTGTTGAAGGATGTGTGCGACATTGGTTTAGCGGGAAACTCACTGCTAGCGGAATTAGTTAACGATAACAACAGCAACAACAGCAATGCCGGTTTTAAATACCTCTACATCGGACATGACATCGTGGAGGTCACCCTGGATGAACCCGTGGAACAGTATTATTCAGAACTGATGCCGGGGTTTGCTAGCAATCCGTATTTGAAGGTGGTTGCGGATGCGCCAATTGCATATGCAGTCACCCAAACCTACGTGTATTTCTTTCACACAATGAAGCGATATCCACGCAACGCATTTCCGAGCCTGCAGGACGTCGTTCCGCCGCTCAACCCGGCTGTCGATTATTCCCCTACTGTGAAATCTGCCATGCGAAAAACAGCCAAACGAATCATTAAGAAGATTCTAGTTCCCTTCACGAATTATTAAGTGGAATAAACGAACTACTAATGCAAATTATATATAAATAAAAAGTATATTTATATATTAGTATTTAGCATTCATTTTTGTTTCATAGTTATAATTTACGTTTGTTGTGAATCATGGCCGAACTCGCAATTCCTCTCCTTGGGTTGGCCGGCATGTACATCATGTCCAATCAGAAGAAGAACCCCAAGCCTTTAGCAGCGGTTGAAGCCTACGAAAACATGGGCAAATCCGCAAATGCCATTCCAAACGTTTCGGTTACACCCGACAACTACCCCGTGTTCAAGCCCCAGACGGGATACAACGCAAACGACTACTCCAAATTTCCGAATCCAAATGCCGCTACGGACAAGTACTACGAGCAGTCGGCGTACGAGGATGTGGCCAATGGTGGCCCGGATTTCGGCGGCAAGACGCAGTTTGGTGACAAATACCAGCAACGCCAGCAGGTGATGTCGCTCACGGGGAAGCCGGTGGATGCCTCCGAATTTAAGCACAACAACATGGCGCCCTTCTTTGGGGCCAAAATCCGGGGGCGCACCGCCGACGCCAACGTGCAGGAGTCCGTGCTTGACACCATGAACGGTGCGGGATCGCAGTGGGTCAGCAAATCCGAGGTTGCGCCGCTATTCAAGCCTCAGGAGAATTACAACTACATTCACGGCGCTCCCAATGCCAGCGACTTCATGCAGGCACGACAAATGCCGTCCAGCAAGATGGCCAATGTAAAACCGTGGGAGGAGGTGCACGTGGCGCCGGGGCTGGACAAGGGCTACACGGATGCCGGCAGCGGTGGTTTCAATTCCGGTATGGACGCTCGCGACAAGTGGGTGGACCGCAACGTGGACGAGCTGCGCGTGAAGACCAACCCCAAGCTCACGTTCGGGTTGGAAACGCACGAGGGGCCGGCGTACTACTACATCCAAAATGCGCCCACCGCCGCCACGCAGGGCAAAGTGGAGAAGTACTTGCCAGACACGTATTATTTGAATACGCCCGATCGCTGGCTCACTACCACGGGTTTAGAGAAGGCGCAAACCGCACGCCCAATTGAGGCCGACCGCTTCGTCAACCGTCCATCCACCACGGCGGAGTATTTTGGTGCGGGCTCCGAGCAGAACGGGGCGGCCACGTACGCTGCTCCTGAGGTGGAGCAGTCCAAGCGACAGCAGATGGATCCCAGCAAGCACCACGCCAAAAACATGGCTGCGGCGGACCAAAAACCTGCAACCACCGCCGACCACGGGCGACTGGGGTACAAGGTACTGCACAACAATCGCAGTACAACCACAAACGCAGTGGCGCCGGGTGGCGTGTTTGGTGCCATTCGCGCCGTGGTTGCGCCGTTGCTGGACGTGGTGCGCCCGTCGCGCAAGGAGAACGTCATTGGCAATCTGCGCGCATACGCAAATGCGGGCACTACGGTTCCGGCGAACACGGTGTTCAACCCCGCCGACCGCCTGCCTACCACAATTAAGGAAACCACGACCGGCTTGCTGGATTTCAACCACCTGAACTTTGAGCGCCAGACGAATGCGGGATACCAGGTGGCAGACCAGCAGTCCGTGGAGAATCAGCGTGACACGACCACGGCCGTGGAATACATGGGATCTGCGGGCGGAGCAGCATCGCAGGCCGGCAACCAGGTGTACAACGCCGCTTACAACCAGCACAACAACAATAACAAGGTGCAGGTGTCGTGGACGAATCAGGGCAACATGAACCTGTTAAACCACAACGAGAACTTATGCGTGCGCAAACCGCACGTCAGCGCAAACAACTACATGGGGTCACCTTCGCCTGGGCCCACTACCGTTCAGATGCCGCCGTCCGTGGAAACATACGGCCAGATACGCACGCCACAGAACTACCCGCGCAATGCGATCGAATGCGAGAGAATCAATCCCGATATTTTAGACGCCTTTCGCAACAATCCGTACACCCAAAGCCTGAATAGTTACATCCGGTAATAAAATGCAAAACGCATTCATTGCCGGTCCATTAAAATAATTATATTTATAAATATATAATTATATTAATCATATCAATTATGAAATACTTTGTTTTATTTAGCATGCTTCTCATTGTGGCAAGCGTGACCATATTAATGATGCCCCAAACAGAGGGATTTACGCCTGCACCTGCATCGATAACCGATGACGATGATGTTATGATGTACCGAAATTTAAAGCACCCCGCCCCTGCGGACCATCGTAACACATCCAGTACGGCAGGCGCTGCCGACGGAACGTCCGACCATCAGTACTTATTGGATGGCCTTCTGGCCAAACACGACCGGCTGGCTGAATCCTTTGAAAACAAGGTTAACCCCGTAGTGTCAGCCACCACCACGCAAAAAAAGAGCATTGCATCCACCAGCTCAGAAGCGTTCACGGGTATGGCTGGGTCTAAATGCAACCCAAAATGCGTGCCAATTAACAACACGTCTGATGCAATTGGAGGCAAAATTGGAGGCAATTGCGTGAATCCCAAATTGCCTGATAATAATCCGGATTATTCCAAAAAATACTGCCCCGCATTCCGACCGCCGGACGGAGATCCTTTGATGCGCGAACAAGAATGCGCGACCTGTGGATACTATAAGTATGCAGCTAACTGCATAAAACATGCCGATCTACAAAACCCCGACAAGTGCACGTTGTATGGTTCATATAATTATGAACACCCGACCACCGGATCCAATAATTACATGAAATGCAATGACAATGATCCGATATGCAATTTGTTTTATGGTGTCGGAAACAATGACGGTGGTGATGGCACAACCTCAAACACGGGACCCACTTGTTCGGTGGCGAACTGCGCACCAAAACAAGTCACCGTCACCGGTAACAAATGTTTCATTCCAGGATGCATATCAGCGGATGGTGGCATATTGCCATATCCAAAGGATTTTTATGGCACTGACATGATTAACCCGTGCATAGGAAAAGGAGCGAATGGGATCAAGTGTCCTGCAATCTCCACGGTTGGAACCATGTATGATTCGGCCGGTGGGTCAAACGATCCGTGCTACACCACAAATAGCGTCATTGATCCAAACAAATTTCAATCCATGAATCAAGTTCCGATTTGCAATCGGGTGAAACCAATTTCCCTCATCTCCTCATCGGGTGCTCTAGGTCAGGGTCAAGGAACTCAAACAGGCGCTCAAGGAACTCAAACAGGCGCTCAAGGAACTCAAACAGGCGCTCAAGGAACTCAAACAGGCGCTCAAGCAAGCGATCAAGGTCAGGGTCAAGGAACTCAAACAGGCGCTCAAGGTCATGATCGCCGAAGCAAAAAAAGAGGTTCTTCAAGTTCAAGCACATACGTTGATCCCGTGCCTGGAACACTTTATCTAGGAATTTTTTAGGCAGGCATTGGGGTGTCACCCTGCATGAGTTCTAGCATGTCGGCCTTGTTGATGTGCGTCTCCTTCGCAATTATCTTCAGTATTTTGCGGTGCGCAGCATTGTCCTTCTCAATATTCTTGTACAGCTCCTTGCAAATGCTTTGATATTCCATGTGCATTTTCTCTTTGTTCTCCCATCCGGGATGCGACTCCATCCAATCCTGTATGACGCGTGTCTGATAGCACGACGTCATGTAAATGAATTTCTTGACGTGTTCGTGCATGTCGTCTTTGATCCATTCGTCGCTCTTAATGTACATGGTTTCGCGTTTGGCGTCCGTGCAGTGAATCGGTCGCTTGTGCACGTCCATGCCCTTCAGGTTGTTGGCAATGATAGAGCCCACCCCCTCCACGATGCCGTTCGTCTTCGTGAATTCCAGATCCTGCAGCGTGATTTTCAGTGTTTTCATGAAATCGCTCAGCTTAATCGCATCCTTGCACTCCGTGTTCAAAAACACTTGCACGTTGAACTGATTGTTGTGAATTGTATTTGTGACATGTGCCACTTGTGTTGGTTTTTCTTTCATTGTTTCAACAAACGTGTGAAGCATATCTTTGTGCATTGTTATCATAGTTTCCATAAACTTTTGCATATCGTTTGTGTGTGCCTCTTTTTTTGAATTTTGCTTATGCTTTTCGGTTTCACAATGTTGCACATAATGGCTCTTTTTTTTGCAATAATATTGACATAGTTTGCAAAAATGATTCGCTTTATTCTCTTTATCCATTCGTGGGGTCAAAATGAATCAGGCCTAAGATTACAAATCACTTGTGTTCTAATGAATAAATAGGATACATTTAATATATTAAAATATATAATTATATACATATAAAATGCATTTACACATAATCATAATTTTATTATTATTATTATTTCTAAATTAAGTGCCCAATTGTTTGCATCGTCAAAACATATAGTATGATGCAAAGTTATAATTTATGCTCTAAACTTTTTCGTAAATGCAACATATTTTCTTGCTAGGTAAATGGATCGGCCTATTTTAGCCTATTAAATAGGCTTTCCCCTAGGTAAAAGAGCCTATTTTAGCCTATTAAATAGGCTTTTTTCCCAACCCATGTCCAAAAAATGCACTCATTTTGGTGCCTTTTTTTAAGTTTTTTTTGGGTCCAAAAAATGACATTTTTTCGCCCCTACCTTTTTGTTACCATTATGCTCTCAAACATACATGATCATTACATAAATTAATTTTTGTTATTTTCAAAATAACTTTGCACAAGAGTCAAAAAATTTTTGAGAAATGGACACAAAAAGTATGTCCAAAAATCAATACGTCGAAACACTTTTCAACAAAAACGTGCGTTGCTAGGTATTTTGCGGAACTTTTTCGGAGCATACCGCCCGAGACCATATATGCTGTCGTAAAATAATACTGCACAAATATATAAAAAACTCATCAGGGGGGGGTGCCTTTTTTTAAGCTGACATTATTCCCAGATTATGACCGGCCCGCCGGATGGCCACATGTCAAACGGTACCGCCTTGCTTGTGGATTGAGGGAGGGACATCAATTTTTGAAGTGCGGATTTGCGACGTTCCAGCGGGGTTTGTGTGGTGCTAGACGGCTCTCGGCGCGTCAGCTGTTTGAACCGCCATTCAAACTGCAACGCTGCTTGCCAGGTGGGGAATCCGGCGACGTGACATGCGCGGCGCCATGTTTCGCCACGAGCCACCTTGGCGCCGGTGGCATGTGCTCCGCCCGTGATTTCCTTGTTGTGCTGGCGCAGGCGGCGTTCCAGGTTCACGGTGGCTCCCACGTACGTGGAACGTTTGCACGACGACTCCAGCAAATACACGAAAAATTCTTTGGCTGCATTGGCGTCATTGGCTTCTTTTGCTTCTTCGTCGGATTCAATGATGTTGTCTTGGTTGTTCGTGTCTATGGGTTGGGATTGCATGGTTATATGTAGTATTGGTATTTATTTTTTATATACAAAACTGAAAAAAATGAAAAAAAATTGAATTTTTTTATTTTGTTTATTTTGTTTTGTGCATATTTTTTTCAGCGTATACTGGACACATCATCATCAATTACGAAGCCGTCGTCGGTTGTAAAGTTGTCCGACTGACTGTCTCCAACGGAAACGGGAACACCGTGGTAACTGTCGTGGTGGCACGCATGAAATGGTGTTTCAGAGAGCTGGATGTCGTCGCCATTGAATTCGGTGCTTTGGGTATCTCCAGACACGCATCGTCCCAATGCACGACGGCATACCTCGTATGCAACTGGAGTGTTGTGCGAATCGTGCTGAATGGTGTGCATGCGGTCAAGCCCCATGCCAGCCGCATTGCGTTTCGATGACGGGTCAGAACCGATGAACAGAATGGAATGCATTGGATTCCGTTTTTTGTTGTCGGCAATCATTTCATTGACACTCGACTGTGCGTGTTTTATGGAATCGTTGTTGTCTCCGTCGGTGAAGACGTACGTTGTGGCTGGAACTCCAGCGCTGTTTGTGTTCATCTGGTCAATTGCGATGGCGACTGCATCCCATAACGCAGTCATGCCATGACACACCAACTCACGGGGGTTCATGGGCTTGACATCATGCACTGAAACCCGTTCACCAACACGAATGTTGTCGTGTGAAGAGAATGTTATGAGCAGGATGTGAGCGCAATGCGGACAGGGCTCACGGTAGCGTTTTTGAAGGTCGCCAATGATTTCGTTGATGCCGTTGACAACAGAACTGCGCTGATCTGTCATGGACCCGCTGACATCTTGCACAAATATGACGTCCATGTCTTTCGTGGCAATAGGCAACGCATGGACTTCTTGGTTATGGGTCTGAGTCTGCTGAATTGGAATAGTATTGTTGATTTCGGTATCGTTGATTTCAGTATCGTTGATTTCGGCCATTGTTACGTTACGGGGTTGTTGTTGTTCTAACTAAACTAAGTCCACCTTTTTGATTCAAAAGAAGCTTTCAATTTTTTTTTTAATGTAGTAAAATTTATACAGAAAATGAAAAAGTGTTAGAAATATTCATTTAACTTTATGATTGATGCGACCCACAGGTCGCTACGCTTTGACATGTGACCCGACCCACATTTATTAAAAGCACCGCTTGCAACCCGTTGGGTCAATTGATGTCCTGCCGCACCGTTCGCAGGCGTAACACACGTCCACTTCCTGCATCGGATACATCCCGTCACTGGTCGCAAATGCAGGGGAACAATTGTAACAATTGTATTTGGTAGGGCGTCTTGGCGGGCATGGGGTGTAGATGTCATCGTAGTCCGGGGCTTCTTCTTCGTCGCTTAGGTCGTGGATGGTGTGGTATGGGTAGAGGAATGTGTGCGGATAGGCGTCCTCCGTATCTGGGGTGTATGAGGCATTGGCGCCATTTTCATAAACGGCGTCAATAATTGGTCTTGCGGTTGCGAGGGACAAGGGGGTCTCGTGGTGAATGGTGAAGCACAGTTGCATTCCGTAAGTTATGCTGTCATCTTCATTGGCATTGCAAAACTGAATTGGATTGGTGTTCAGAGAATCCATTGTGATTGCGCTCACACCATATTCTTCCGGATCTGGCATGATGTTGGACAGGTGGTTCATCAAACTGACAATGTCTGAATCATTTAATTGCAGTCTTCTCTCTTCTTCTTCTTCCCCCTCCAGGTAACCCATGTTGAATCGCATTTTGATTTCAGTTGTTCGCATTGTTCGTGGTTCGTGGTTCGTGTAATCTGTCTTTATATTACAAGGTTGTTAGCTTTCAATTTTTACGATAATTATGGCGAGGGTTCCTTTTTTTAAGTAGATTTTCTTTTTTTACTTCCTGATATTTTTCGACGACTGCGGTGGCACACTGTCTTTTTACGTCGTGCTCCACCATTTGATTCTGAATCATCTGAATCCAACCCTTTTGGAGGGTTGGGGCGGTTAGTTCCCGGAATTATCACATCATTATCAAACTCTGCAGAATAGCTTTCCTCCACTCCGTCGGCTCCCTTCTGGAATATTTTTCCTTTGCCGTGTCGTTTACCATTTTTGAAATATCCATTATATGTAAATTTGACGGGCATACTTTTTACAATCAGTACTCCGTAACCATATAATAATTCCCTTCCACTGCTTAAATCAAAGCTTCCATAGTATATATCCCCATTTGAATAACTAAATCTGCCATTAAAATCATATTGTACTCTTGTCCCTTCAAACACATCTCCATTTTTAAACACAAACCTGCCATTATAACTTTGTCCGTTTTGAAACGTGCCTGTAAACGTAACTGAATTGCCTCTATGCGTCCCTCTGGTAATTTCATCATTTATAAACTCACCGTCAAACACGTTACCATTAATGAATGTGTAAACACCGCGTCCATGCTTTTTATCCATTTTGTAACCGCCAGTGTATGTGTCACCTCCCCTAAACGTGTAAACACCGCGTCCATGCTTTTTACCCATTCTGTAACCTCCCGTGTATGTGTCACCTCCATTATACGCAATAGTTCCGTGCCCATTAAATTTGCCGTTTTTCCATTGACCGGAATAACTTATATAGTGCCGATGTGTTATCGGATACTTCATAACCCCAATTTCATCAGTTCCAGTCGTGTCTGGTTGGCCATGATTATTTTTAGGACCCGTGTATCTTGAACGAATCACACGTTGCGCAGCACGCTCTCTTGGTGTTGATACACCTGACAAATCGGAATCGGAATCGGAATCGGAAAAAACCGACCAATCGGAATCGGAATCGGAATCGGAATCCGACATTCAATGTTATATTGTTATATGTGTATATATTATGTACAATATAATTTTAATAATTTTAATAGAACTAAACATGTAACATCAACCTCCAACTTCATTATGTGCGGTGTATTTTTCATACACGTGCTTGCATGCGCTAAGTGTAGTAATTCCAATAAATATCCACGATTGGGTGTAAAAATATTTAGACATGTCCATCACCTGGAGCATGTAAGAACACACCGGATTGGCTATATTGAAAAATGTAACAATGTATCCGTAAAACCCGGGCGGTGCACAGAAATGCGCATACATTTGTGCAGTGATCCAGTGCATCGATGCAAACGCAATGGGCAACACCGTGATATATGCAATTTGTTTACCACGCATATTCCGGACAACTAAATCATTTATATGCAAATCATTTAAATAGTATTCTGTAAATAACATTACTTACTTATACCCTACCCAGCCATGACAACAAAAGTGGCGTTCATAACCGGAATCACGGGGCAGGACGGGTCATACTTGACCGAGCTGTTGCTGGACAAAGGCTACTTGGTGCACGGATTAATCCGGCGGTCATCCACGATCAACACGGTTCGCATCGAGCACTTGTTCCACAATCCGGCGCTGAAACTGCACTACGGCGACATGACGGACGGCGCATGTCTGTACAAGATTCTGAGCGACATTAAATCCAGATATGCATTGGACCGATTGGAGATTTACAACCTGGCGGCACAGTCACATGTCAAAATCTCGTTTGAGATGCCGGAATACACGGCCGACACGGACGCTTTCGGCACGCTGAAACTGCTGGAAGCTGTGCGCAACAACCAGCTGGATGCGGTTGCGCGCATTTATCAAGCATCCACCAGCGAACTGTACGGCAAGGTGCAGGAGATGCCACAGTGCGAGACCACGCCGTTTTACCCGCGGTCCCCCTATGCGGTGGGCAAGCTGTATGCGTATTGGATTGTAAAAAATTACCGAGAGGCGTACGGCATGCATGCATCCAACGGCATCTTGTTCAATCACGGCGGCGTGCGCCGTGGCCACAATTTCGTGGAGCGAAAAATTACGCTGGGGCTCGGCAAAATCCTGCGCGGCGAGACGGACCGGTTGGTTATGGGCAACATTGATTCGCAACGCGACCTGGGCAGTGCGCAAGATTACGTGGAGGGCATGTGGCTCATGCTGCAGCAGGATGCGCCGGACGACTACGTGCTGGCCACGGGCGAAACGCACAGCGTGCGTGAAATGATTGAGTTGGCATTCGGTATGGCGAACATAAACGTAAAGTGGCGTGGCACGGGGGCCGAAGAAGTGGGGTACGACGAGGCAACGGGGCGTGACCTGATTTTCATCGACCCGAAGTATTACCGCCCGACGGAGGTGGACGTGCTTTGGGGCGACGCATCCAAGGCGGAACGTGTGCTGGGTTGGCGTCCGCACACCTCATTCCAACAGCTCATTACCGACATGGTGCAACACGACACGCAAACCGTGTATAAATTTATTTAAAACGTCGATGGTTTCTTTTACTTTTTATATCGATTTTTATTGTGAACAGTCAGGTTTGCCGATGGATGTTAAAAATATAATTTTATTTTATATAATTATATAAGTTTATCATTTTTTGTGTTTCGTACACGCCCTACTAACCCTAATTTACCAATATTCGTCGCTCCAGTCGCAGTCGTCGCTGTCGAAAAAGCGAAAAGGATCATATTCTGGGCTGAATACAATGCGTTCCATTTCACGGAGCTGTTTCGCTGACAACAACCAGCGAATCTTGGCTTCGTTACCCATCTGTTTCAAACGCTCCACCACGCAAATTCCGGTCTCGTCTCGCCCGCCCATTGCGCCAACAATGAACTCGGGTTTTGTATCACGAGTTGCGCGCATGTCACCATTCGCCACAATACCACGACATTCCTGCAGGTTGAAGAACACCATGCTCTTAGTGTAAACCGTCGGGTCAAACACGGGCGCCCGAAACAGACTGCTTGGGTCAACCGTCCAGCGAGCAGTTCCTGGACGCGCCTTACCCGGAAACACGTTGGCCTTCTGCGAAAAGAGCCAGAGCAGTTTGAGTGGGGTGATGCTGCGCCGCATCATGCGAGACATCATTCTAGACCCGTAATCCGGGTATTCAAACCGAACCGTCTGTTCAAATAGCGCATTAAAATCGGCTACGGTATTGCATGCAACCAGTTCGTCGGCCCGTGAATGAATAAGGCACCACATCATGTTGACGATTCCTTCGTGTTGCAAATCCCCCCCTGTGCTGTGAGGCGTAACGTATTTCACTACGTCTAGGCCCTCGATCTTGCTGTGATAAAATCCTCGACGCGTCTCATCCGTTGAGACGGTGGTTTTCATTGGCGGAAGCTGCCAGTTGATTCTGGTGCGCCATTCCGCCATACGCCTTTCAAGCACTTCATTGGAATATGCGTGGTTTTTAATTGACTCATTGTAGCTCCACTGATCATCATCTTCACGTGTTTTGAAAATGGGGCACACGGTCGGTGCATCTGGGCGCCTCAATCTGAGCCAAGTTGGCTTGCATTGAGACCGTTCCTCTATTTCAAGTTCCCTTTGGGCCTGTTCCTGAATTTCAAGTGTTGCTTTTCGGGACTGTTCCTGTAATTCAAGTTCCCTTTGTTTTTGTGCTTGCGCAAATTCCCACATAGGCGATTTTGATTCTGGGATTTTTGATTGTGTTGGCGCTGGTGCTGGTGCTGGCGCTGGCGCTGATCCTGCTATTTTTGAGGGGTCTAATGCTGGAATGTTGCGTTTGGCAATGCTGGCCCAAGAACTCATTGATGCGACGAGATTGATTATTTATTTACATACTCCAGTGTGGGTTTAAATCAATTTTATTTATTAATCATTGTGCATTAAATATTAAAGGTAATAAATGCATTGCATTTAAATAATCGGATTATTTCATTTATTATTATCTTTTTTCTCTCGGATGAGTGAATCAATGGTTATTAAAAGGCGGGTTCGCATTATCAAAAAACCCAGGATTGAATCCGAAGTGCTGGACATCCATTGCGACATTAGACAGAAGTTGCAGTACTTCATTACCCAGAAGAAAATACCCAACATCATATTTCACGGCGTATCCGGTTGCGGCAAAAACACGCTTGCGTGGAATTTCATTCGTAGCATTTATGGCAATGACCGGATGGCGATGAAGGACTACGTAATGCACGTGAATTGCGCACACGGCAAAGGTATCCGGTTCATTCGCGAAGAACTGAAATTCTTCGCCAAAACGAATGTGGATCTGAAGGACGGAGAGATATTCAAGAGCGTGATACTGTTGAATGCCGACAAGCTGACTACGGATGCGCAGTCTGCGTTGCGCCGGTGCATTGAGCTCTTCAACCACTCCACCCGTTTTTTCATCGTGGTGGAGGATAAATACAAGTTGTTACGTCCGATTCTGTCCCGGTTCTGCGAGATTCACGTTCCGGAACCGATCATTCACGGACAACAGGTGAATTTGCACGCACACCTGTTGCAAAGAACGTTTGCATTTTCCAAAATGAAGCAGCAACGCACCAATTGGTTGCAGAAAGAGATATCGTTCGTGCGGGATTATGCTCACAGCGAACTGATTGTACTGGCCGATAAATTGCACGAGAACGCTTACAGTAGCATTGACATATTGCGACGGCTGGAAACGTGCACCGAAACCGAGATGTCGCATGATAAAAAATACGAGAAGCTCATTGCCTTTCAAAAAGTGCGCCATGAATTTAGGAACGAAAAATTGTTAATGTTATTTATGTTGCATTTTATGCTATTTCGTTCTGATGCCAGTTTAGAAAATATATCATTTATGTAAACCTGTTCATTCAACCCAACACTATAGCATTCATTCACATACGCGAATGGACGATTATTCTCTCTCTAGCCTGCATGAATCCCGCAACGAGTGGTGTGCACGGTTGGTTAACATTTTAGCACCCATGACGGCGGAAGGATTTAAGTCCATCTTTGACGAAGCGTGGACCTTGTGCGAAAAAAATAATGAGAACGGTAAATATTTAATGACATTTCAGAACTTTCTCTCGCGTGTGCCGAAATGGAATGCCACTATCATTGCACAAGAGACGCAACGCATCGTGGATCGCAGCGGGTGCGGGTATTTAGCAGATCTGGTTACGTGTGTGCACATCATTCAGTTGAAGAGCCTGACATGTATGCGTGTTGGAAGCAAGCAGAAGAAGGTGGACATTGACATTCCGCAGCTGAACGATTTTGTGCACAAGGTGTACGTGAACTGCGCACGCAAGCTCTACACCAACGTGTATTTGTTTGAGCGTGGCATCCCGCCCCTTACCACCCAAAAGAACACGAGAGAAATTGAGATCATAATTAAGGAGTGCATCATGGACAGTATTCGGGACAGCATTCCACTTGAAATGATTCTCAGGACGTACATGGATGAAACCATTGAGGACCACACCGAAATTAAAATGAAGGAGGAGATCGTTTCTCAAGAGCCGATTGCATCATCAGAGTTGGGTGAAGCAACTCCGGAAAATCCGGCGAATGTCAACGTGAACGCAATGGCAGCCGCCGGCATTGAACCGCCGGCCACTGTTGCTGACGCTTTCCCCAGCCTTTCAACTGGGTCAATTGATTCAAATGCATCGCCAAGCACCATCAAATTCAACGACGTGGACAGCGCCATTGATACAAATAATGCCGAGCACAGCATTCATGCGCCCAAAACCGAGGAACGCCTGGAACAAATCAGCAACGAGCGATACTTGCAGCGCAAACTGCAAGAGGAGGCAGACAATGAGATAGATGAGCACGACCGGCTGAAGATCGGCGAGGACGTGGTACTGGATGTGTTGGACGTGCACTCGGTGGACGAACCCTCGCGCAAATTGAATTTCGATGCGCCGGAGCTGGGCGACATTGAAATCCTGGCCTGAAATCCTGGCCTGAAATCTTGAAACGAAATGCCTAAAGGACCGTGTATGTATTCGTGGCCTCACAAATGGAAACCTTTAGATTGTGGCGTGAAATCGCATTCATTATCTGATCCTTGAGTGCCTCATTGAACAGCACGATTCTAACAAACACTTCTTCCACCATTGCATGGTGGCGACACTGTTCAATGCAGTCACTCGCCCATGCCTTGCAGATTGGCGCCAAATCGGATGCAAATGCAATCAAATACGCCCCTTTTATCCTCTCATTGTCGAGGGGGTCTCGCTGGATTCCGTATAAGGGCGGTTCCCAGAATACGGTGCACAACCTGATCGGCGACCACAGACCACCACAATGCATGAATTTGCGAAGTGGCACATAAAATATGGGCATGCCTGTACCATAGCCGTTCGCATTCTCCATTGTTAAAATGGAGAGGTTGTATTCATTTCTATTATGAATAATTGGACACATTTTGTGCGCATTTGGATTGGTCTTTTCAGCATGTTCGTGTTCTGGGTTATGCTTTTTGAACATTTTCGGATTATGCTTTTTGGGCATTTTCGGCTGGTCTATTGGATTGGATTGGATTGGATTGGATTGGATTGGATTGGATTGTACGATAATCAATTTTATTATTTATTTATATTTATTTAGAAATTCGTAAAAAGGGCCAAATGATTCGTTTTGGTTAGTATATACTTTAGCAATTGAATAATCATATAAATCCAATAATGAACAACCACGCTTATATTGTGAGCGGCATCATCGCCTTCGTGTTTTTGGTCGTCAAATTTATAGAGATGCGATTCACCAATCACGTGGTTAATGCCAATGAAGGTGAAGAAGCCCCGCAACCCAACCCGCTCAAATTCTTGTTGCGTGATGCACTCTTAGTGTACGTGTCATCCCTTCTCGGATTCTACATCATTGCGCAATTTGAAGAGCACGCCGCCGCTGGTGGCACTGGATCCGCAAGCAAAGCAGACGTAGCTGCATTCACGGGCGGCCCCGACTTTTAACAAGATCAAAAATCAGAATGTAATCATATTCCCAAAATATGATTAAATTAAAATCAAAATTAAAAGCAAAGGATTAAGTAACGTATTGATGTATTGTATTATTAAGGCATCTGATCAATGAATAAGCACCCGGATTGGATTAATTATTTGCAACAGTTTGCAGAATTGGGGGCCGACGCATTTCATAGGCTTTCAAACAATCGCTTGAATTCAGGCAAATTTTGCGTCATTGTGGAACCGCGTCAGCACCCGAACCTGATTGCCGTCATTAAGAACTTCATGTTCATGTTGCAGGGCACGGGTTGGGGGCTAATCGTGTATCACGGGCCCGACAACGAGCGGTTTGTGAAGGACGGTCTGAGCCACGCCTTTTCCGAAGCGCACCATAAAGTGCATTATGTGCGCATGGCGCAGTCGAATTTGACCACAGGCGAATACAGCGCCATGTTGTGCAATCCCATATTTTGGCAGTGCTTGCTCGACGGTTTCAAGTGCGAGCACGCGCTTATTTTTCAGTGCGATACGTTGCTTCTTAAAGGCAGCAAAGCCATCGACGCATTCCTGAAATACGATTACGTCGGTGCGCCGTGGCCCGGTTGCGGAATAGGGATGGCGTTGCCACCAAACAATCGGCGCATGCAAATGACGGTGGGCAACGGCGGACTGTCGATGCGCAACGTGCGTGCCATGCTATCCATTACGCTGAAGTATCCGTATCCGTGTGAATTAGGGGTTCCGGAGGACGTGTATTTTTCATACTGGATGAAAGTGCATGAAACTGAATACTGGGTTCCAACGAGCGATGAAGCGAGCGCATTTTCAGTGGAGGGCGTGCACAACCCGGATGCAGCGGGACTGCACGCCCCTCCGCTCGCATTGGAATGTGAATGTGAAGCCATGATGATCACTGCATTGGCTCGATTGAACAATGAATTTTCACTTAAAATAATAAATACAAAAGTCATTTAAAGATTGATTGATGATATAGTGCAGTAACCACATTATTTATATTTATAATGACATCAAAGACAAAGAAGGCAATCGGAATTGATTTGGGAACCACGTATTCGTGCGTGGGCGTCTGGCAGAACGAGCGCGTGGAAATCATCGCCAATGACCAGGGCAACCGCACCACGCCGTCGTACGTGGCATTCACAGATGCTGAGCGCCTGATCGGCGATGCAGCGAAGAACCAGGTGTCCATGAACCCGGAAAACACTATTTTCGACGCAAAGCGCCTCATCGGTCGCAAAATTGACGACACCAGCATTCAAAACGATATGAAGCACTGGCCGTTCCGTGTTATTGCCAAAGACGGCGGGAAACCGCACGTGCAGGTGGAGTTCAAGGGCGAGCAAAAAACATTTTCACCGGAAGAAATTTCGGCCATGATTTTGATAAAAATGAAGGAAATAGCGGAGAGCTATTTGGGAACCGAGGTGACGGATGCGGTTGTAACGGTGCCAGCGTATTTCAACGACGGACAGCGCCAGGCCACCAAAGACGCCGGCGCCATTGCGGGCCTGAACGTGTTGCGCATCATCAACGAGCCCACTGCAGCTGCCATTGCGTACGGATTGGACAAAAAGGGGAAGGGCGAAGGGGAGTGCAACATTCTGATTTTCGACCTGGGTGGTGGCACGTTTGACGTGTCGTTGCTCACGATTGACGAGGGCATTTTTGAGGTGAAGGCCACGGCGGGTGACACGCACTTGGGTGGCGAGGATTTCGACAACCGGTTGGTGACCTGGTGTTTGCAGGAGTTCAAGCGCAAGCACAAGAAGGACCCGTCCGGGAACAACCGGGCGCTGCGCCGGCTCAGGACGGCGTGCGAGCGTGCCAAGCGCACCCTGTCTGCCTCCGCCGAAACCACAATTGAGGTGGATGCGCTGTTTGACGGCGTGGATTTTGCGACGAAGATCACGCGGGCGAAGTTTGAGGAGCTGTGCATGGACCTGTTCCGCAGCACCATTGACCCCGTGGACCGCGTCATTCGGGATTCCAAGATTTCCAAGGGCAGCATTCACGAGATTGTGCTGGTGGGCGGGTCCACGCGCATCCCCAAGGTGTGCGCGCTGCTGTCTGAGTACTTCAACGGCAAGGAACTCAACCGCTCCATCAATCCGGACGAGGCGGTGGCATACGGCGCAGCGGTGCAGGCCGCCATTCTGACGGGCGACCAGTCCAAGATCACGCAGGACATCCTGCTACTGGACGTGGCGCCGCTGTCGCTGGGCATTGAGACAGCGGGCGGCGTGATGACCAAGCTCATTGAGCGCAATTCCACCATTCCGTGCAAGAAGAGCCAAATCTTTTCCACGTATGCGGACAACCAGCCGGGGGTGCTGATCCAAGTGTTTGAGGGCGAGCGCCAGCTGACCAAGGACAACAACATGCTGGGGAAATTTCAGCTGGACGGCATCCCACCGGCACCGCGTGGCACGCCGCAGATCGAGGTGGTGTTTGACCTGGACGCAAACGGCGTGCTGAACGTGAATGCCACGGACAAGGCGGGTGGCAAATCCAACAAGATCACGATCACGAACGACAAGGGCCGGCTGTCCAAGGAGGACATTGAGCGCATGGTGTCGGAGGCGGAGAAGTATCGGGAGGAGGACAGCCGGCATAAGGAGCGCATTGATGCGCGCAACGGCTTGGAGAACTACATTTACTCCGTGAAGAACTCCTCGGAGAAACTGTCAGAGGAGGAGCGAGGCGCAATAGAGGCGGCGTGCAAGGAGTCGCTGGAGTGGCTGGAGTCAGCAACCGCAAATGATACAACGGTGGATGAATACACGGCCCAGCAGAAAAAGTTGGAAGGCATTGTTGCGCCCATTGTGGCAAAACTCTATGGCCAAGGCCAAGGCCCACCCCCTTCTGATTCTGGGTCTGGCGCTGGCGCTGGTGCTGGTCCTAGCGTTGAGGAGGTGGATTAACACATGATGCCGATTGAAGCTATTTTGTCGTCACTTTGGGGTTTAAAATTAATATAATATTTTAATAATTATCGTAAATTATTAAATTATTTATATTTTATAAATAAAAATATAAATATAATATATAATAATAATTCGAAAATGCCAAAACAAACGAAAATAAGGCGTTATCGCCGAAAATCCAGATTAAGCAAACGCAGTAGAGGTGGAATGCCAGTACATCGTCATATCGGTTTGATAGGTCAATCCGCAGCCGAGACGTTTAATGCGGTTAGGGCTCATTCTACGTTAGAATTAAAGTATGATTCTTCATTGTATTCGTTTTTTTTTGAAGTACGACTGGGTCATGGAACTAATGCCTATCTAAATCTTACTTCGACGGGTCCAGTAGCAGTTCGTACTTTAGGTATGAAAGTGGTACTTCTATCAGCACCCGATGAAGTCCGTTATGGGCATACAGATGAAACAGGAGAGTATCATCGTAAATCTACATCAACTGATGCAGAATTTAGGGCGGAATGTAGAACGCAAAAACGCATATTTGATGCGATGCCGGGTCATAGCTTAGTTCCGGGTATACTCTATAGTCACATACACGATACGACTGCACAGTCTTTAACTTGGGCCAGGGCGCTGCGCGCAACTGCTTTTCCTAATGCAAAGACTACTATAGGCATTAATTCAATAGAAGCTACACTTCAAGCAAGCTTTGCGTCGGGCCGTAATTTCCGACTAGGATATATAGTCATGGAACTTATTGAAAATCCAGTAAACGTTAGGGTATATCGTGAACAATACGCCGCCATTGGCAATACAGTAGCTCCATTATTTGTTACAAATCTGGCTAGATGGGCACTTTTAAAAATAGCACAGGTCACAGGCTTTCTACACGCTGATTTTCATTTGGGAAATATAATGACTGGAGATTCACCTGAGAATATGTTATTCTCTGATTCTATTATGGTAGGAGGTGTACGTGAAGTTCGTCCAATAACTCACACTGTTCAAGTTATTGATTGGGGAAGACGCATTGACATAAACGGCACGCAATTAAAAGCTCGCATCGATGCGTTATTTGCAGCTTTTTATGCTTATATAGATTCAGACATCGTTGCTTTTCGGGTGCCTGCCATGGGAGTACCCCCACCGCTGCGCGTTAATGGACCGCTTGATCAACAGGTACGTGTTGTTTTACGAGAATATTTACAAGCAGCGCAGGCCTTCAATCCCCCTCCAAATAATCATTGGGGAATTGAACGTCGTAAAACTGACGACCCCTATGGAATTGATTCATTTATTATATGTTTTTTTGAATCAAGATACCGCCGTAGTCTGGCTTCGATTATTGCCCAACCAGCGTTTCAACAATCGTTTAACTCGGTCGTGCAGAACGATCCGACTACTATGGGCAGGGGGGTCGGGCCCTGAACGGAAACGGGGTTTTGATATAACTTACATTATCGCTGGCTTCGTTTTTATAACTACGTTTTTTATCTACGTCGAAATTAATATGTATAATAATTATTAAATAATTATTATATAATCGAAAATGTCAAACCTGCTAATCCTTATGGGATTCATTCATTTATAATATGTTTTTATGAAGCAAGATACCGCATTAGTCAGCGTGCGATTGATCCATCCCCAGCACTGTTTACCTCGGTCGTGCAGAACGATCCGACTACTGTATCTGGCATAGGCATATAGGAAATTGATAATTGATATAACTTACATTATCGCTGGCTTCGTTTTTTACAACTACGTTTTTTATTGCTACGTCGTTTGTGTTTGTTTCTGGACCTTCGGTTGGTGTTGGTTCCTCCTTTAGATTTCACATCAGCAGCAGAAACGGGAGCAGCCGCAGTGGTAATTTGTTTATATTCGGGAGTAGTTTTGAATTCTTCAACATAAGATATAAACGATTGTAAAATAGTATCAGTATCAAGAGCAGTAGGACCGGGAGTGAGAGTGTCCTCGCCCTGTAATTTTAGAGCATCAAAGTTAGCGGATCCGACCGCCTGGCCGAATTCAGTTATATCAGCCGATTTAACCGACTTATCATCATTAATATTAGTATCAATACGTTGCATATCTCTTATGCCAATTTTATATAACAATTCGCGCGAAGCACTGGTGAATGGAGTTCTGGCGGTGGTTCCATTTTGCTTAACAAGAGAATCTGCAAGCACAAATACATTTGGAATTATTTTTTTAGTTTTTGGATCCTGCGCCTGCGACGGCTTTAATGAAGATGTATTAAACGTCGACGTGTTTGCAAAATTGATCAATTGATCCACTGTTGTCCACTTTCCAGTATCCTTAACCAAAAGAGTTGCTAAAGTAAAATTCTTCGGGGTTGAATGATTCCTTATTGTATTACTTATTTCCATTGCCGGAGCGGAAACCAGAAATAGGCTGTAGTAGTCCTGATTCCATGGATTTATATCAAATTCAAAACAATTTGGAAATGTGGTGTAACCTTTGGACGCCTTGACGATTGGGGTAGGTGGTTTGCAAACCAAAAACAATTTTCGTTGCCCTTTTTCGCCTAGTGCCATGATCATGGGCAAGCTTACGGTTGATCCATTTGCTCTTGGAATAATTATAGTGTATGTGAAAAAATGATATGGTATCTCCATTGCCACTAGACCAGAGCCTTTTTTCGTAGCAGGTCCACAATATATTACATTTGGTTGCAACACTTTGAACTCAGGCGGAAATGGGCAAGGAACAATGTAGGCTGGTTTCCATATATTTTTATCCGACAGTTCTTTCTTTATGGTTTCGTTTTCGCTTCCCTTCTTCACGATGCGATCGAGCGCATGAGGATTAGGATAAGGGTTTAAAGGGTTGGGTTTTATATACGACGGCACTTTCAGGACCTCGGGCATCAATGGCCATGATGATGGGTTGGGGATCTTATCCAGATTAGACAGAAGTATATTAAAAACCAGATCACACATTACATTAACTGCAAGATCCAATGGGATGCCAGCTAATCGATTTTCAAGATATGACATCGTGTTCTTCTCAAAGAATTTTGGATCTTTGGCTAGCGAATCCTTGAGGTGTGCTGAAAGAGTGGCTCCTAGATCTGATACTCTTTTGTTATACGCATCTATTGCGGCGGTCCTTTTGTCGGCCGCCTCCTTTCTATGTGCATTATAATCATTCAGATTTGCTAAATATGATGGAGGAAGCCTAGACTTAAAATCTGCTTTTTGCGCCGGATTCAATTTTGTATACCACCGAACAGTTGAAGCGGAAGAATGATAAATTACTTTATTACCAAATACTGGAATATTATTCAATATATACAGTTCATTATAATTATTATCAGTCGTTACCGGCTGCTTGTTTGTGCTTGAAGGCGGAGCAGCAGAAACGGGAGCAGCAGAAACGGGAGCAGAAACGGGAGCAGCAGAAACGGGAGCAGAAACGGGAGCAGCAGAAACGGGAGCAGGAACGGGAACTGACATCTCTAAAATCCTAAAATGATTATAAATTATATAAATTATATTAATATAATATAATTATAATTAATTAAAGATGATTATAATTAAAGTAGTGCCCTCTGAAATATGAACCACACGTCGTATTTGGATTCTTCTTCGCGACAGATGTGGAAATGGGATTGCGTGTCTTTTGAAAACACACAATCTGTAATGATTTGCTGGTCGTCTTTTACGGTGCGCCCCCGAGACAGGTGCTTGTGCAATTTGGCGTCATATGTAACGGCCCACCACTCCGCCTTGGTTTTGTGCAGCATGAAAAACCCGCCCGCAATGAAATCCAGGCGCGGGTCTACTCCATTGGTTTGAGCGGGATCATTAATCATCTGGATGCAGTACTCTATTTGGTTCCAATCATTATTCACGCAACCGTAGTAAATTTTGTCGGGGTTAAGCACCGCAATTTTGTCGGGATTGGGCCACCCGCGTAACTGCGACATGGGCAAGTCTTGTATCGGTCCGGTGGTGCGACCCCGAAAGTATCCAATGTCGCACCAGCCGTAGTACTCGGTGTCAAAATATTTCTGGGTCACGGTTTCATGTACGAAGTGCACTTTTTCGGACCACAGCGCATTCACGCGCCAATCCACCCATTTATTGAGCAACGCATTCTTTTCATGGTTTGAAATCCACATGTCCTTTAGAGCATAGTTACGAAATGATTCAAATGGTTTTATAACAACCCGGATGCGGGGATTTACGGCGGCGTACGCATCGAAATCAAATAAAGTCCGACCCGCTTCATCCGTGTAAATCACCAAGTTGTATGCGTGAACATTGGACAGCATGTTGCGAATCCACGGGGCGTACACGCTGAAATCAAACTTGGCCTTGAATTGGTACCAGCATGTTGAAAATGTGATGTTATTGGATGACATTTTATATTTATATTTAATATATATTTAATATATTTAAATCATTGCGCAATGTTTACAATTTATAAAAAATTAATAACTCCAGATTCAAGTCCTATATTGGGACCAATTACGCCGAGAGAAAGTCCAAATATTGTGCCAGTGCCAATTGAAGAAGACCAGTTGATGAAAAAAGAAAATCCACCACAAATGGAACCATTACCATTTTCATTGTATGATTGCTGCTGTAGTCCCAGGAACAAGCAACCAGTGCAACCAGTGCAACCAGTGCAACCAGTGCAACCAGTGCAACCCGAGCAATCACAACTACACCATTCAGAAAAAACCGAATTCGAATTTGGGCATGCCACGCATTATAAATACAATGCAACCAAATACAATGCCACTCCCCGACTAATGTGTGATTTTGAATTGAGTTAGTTACTTTTCTTTTTGCGCAGTTGCATTCGCATGTGTTCTATGCGACCCTGCATGAGCCGCTGTTTGTCCAAATCCAGCATCAGATGCTCGTAATTAGTGATACGCTGTTCAATGTCGCTGTAATCCTCGCGTTGCACGACGCTGAGGGGCGTGATCAGGAACCAGCGATCCCGTCGTTGCAGTTCGAACCAGTATCGGTCAATGGCATAGTCTATCTTTTGCGTGGGATTACGCATCAATGAATGTATTCCCGTACGATAATTGGCAATGAGCGTGTCGTAGTAGTGCGCTTTTACAAGATATGCCGTCGTGGTTTGACAGTTGCTGATCTGAACGCACGCATCGTTCACCACCCGAAACGGCGGGATGTTGTTGCCCGCTAAAAGCACAACATCCCAGTCAGGCACTGTGGCCAAAAACAGACACATCTGGGTTAAAAACAGCGCCACGTTCGTAAACAGGACGTCGTCCTCGCAAACCAGGACGTGGTCCCAGTTGCGCTCTTTGGCAATATGAATGCACCGCAGGTGGCTCATACTGCATCCGATGGCACCGTGTGCCGCGTTTTTAATTGCGTTAAATCTTTCGGCGACCAAGTTTGGCATGCCACCTTCTTTTAGCGCAGCCAACTGGGATTCCACGTGCGCCCGTCGGTCTTTGCGTGAATCTAAATTTATATAGAGCGCATTTATTATATCATTCATATCATTCATGTTTTGCCGTGTATTATTATGTAAATAAATATACATCACCATTTAAATTGTTGTTGCGTTACAATAATTTAAAAAATTGATTTATTTTAAACCAAACCAACCAAAATAAATATAACACCATCAAATCCAATGCACGCAATGTATTTTGACGGGTGCAGTAAGGGCAACCCAGGGCGCGCAGGGGCGGGTGCAGTATTATACGATCCGCAGGGTGCCGAAGTGTTTGCGGAATCGGTGTTTGCTGGATACAGCGCAACCAACAATGAGGCAGAATACACGGGACTCATATTGGGCTTGAATGAATCGTTGAAGCGGGGGATAACGGAACTGCAGGTGTGTGGCGACAGCCAGCTCGTCATACGACAAATGCAGGGCAAATATAAAGTGAATTCGCCGAATTTGGTCCCCCTGCACCAATGCGCTTCAACGCTGGCATCCAAATTTTCTAAGATTGAGTTCGAACACGTGTATCGCAATAACAATAAACGTGCAGATGCGCTGTCAAATGCGGGCATTGTATGATTCGGTTCTATCTGCGTCGGTGAGCACTTCTTCTAGCGCTTCTGCGTCGGTGAGCACTTCTTCTAGCACTTCTAGCGCTTCTGCGTCGATGAGCGCTTCTGCGGGATTGCTTAATTCCACCATTCAAACTCATACTTCCAAAATATTGTGGCAGATTATGTTCTGATTGATACGCAGTTGCACCCTGTAGACTGGAATAAGGATTTCGCTGTTTGGCATTTAAATTCATTTGACTAAATCGATCTGAAAAAGTATTTACGCCATCATTCATTTTATTGGGTTATATATTGATATAATATTTTAATTTTATATAAGTTTACAATATATTTTTTAATTCCCGTACCATTGTTTATCGACCTTATTCATGAATCCGCTGTAATCAACGTGCTGTTTGGAAACGTCGCTAAAATCCGGGCGCTGAATTACCGAAATGGGCACAATCAAATACCAACGATCCGTGCGCTGCAACTGCTTCCAGTATTGATCAATGGCGTATTTGGGCTGCTGGTTCGGTTCCGCAATCAGGTTTTTTAGCCCGTCCTTAAAATTCCCCAGCAACGTTTCAAAATAGGGACTGCGCACTAAATAAGATGTGGTGGTTTGACAGTTGGCCACGCGCACGCATTCGGGAGATTCGACGCGAAAGGGCTGGTAATTGTTGCCGCCCAGCAACATCACGTCCCATGAATCACCGAACCGTTTCAAAAACTGGTTCACTTGATACACGAGCTGGCCCGGGTTAGTGATGGTGGCGTCGTCTTCGCACACCAGCGCGTGGTCCCACTGGTTTTGAATGGCGAGTTCTAAACAGGCGATATGGCTCATGCTACACCCGATGGCGCCGTCCGCATTCCGAATGGCCGAAAAACGCTGTGGGTTCAGCCCCATTTTAGTGAATTGCGACTCAAAATGGGTGCGACGGTCTATTCGCGAATCCAAATTAATATACAACACATTAGTTATATCGTGGAACTGACGAATCATATTTTGGGTTTTTTATTTTTATTTAAATACATCAAATAAAATATATTGGGGACTTGAACGGAAAATTACAAAAAAAAACACTATCAAAAATATTCATGTCATTATCAATTATGTATCAATTTACGATGCCATGATATTTCAAAAAGTTAATGAAATGCTTGTTATACGAGTATTTTTCGGCAACTAACGCAATATCGACGTTCGTCATTGCAGTTATATACGGATATTTTTTGAAAAAATGCTGGCGTTTAACAATTCCAACTTCTTGCAAGACCACTGACCATTTAGAGCAGGTGGTGTTTAGCGGGTATCGCATGTCGTTATTTGAAACTATTGCATCGGATGAAAACCCGAGGTTGGTTAAATGGGCAGTGATACCCAGTTCATACTGCGCAATGGCGGTATGGTGGTTTGCTGGAAGTCCGTGCTTTTCAAAATAGGATATCACGGTCGGCACGGTAGATGCATTAAAACACATGAAATACGACTGCACGTGATACACGCATTCATGACTGCTGGTTAATCCGAAGAAATCGTGCGACTGAGGTTCGGGTTCAAACAGGCGCTTAATGCAGCCTCCGAATGCGCTCACATCCACAACTATAAACGAATCGTTCATGAAACACAATTGCGTCGCATGCATCAGCGTTTTTGCGGTTTGCATGAGGAACAATCCATAATTGCGAAAATCGCTCTTCATATTGTAGGCCAGTAAATGATATTTATTGTAATCAGGGGAATGCAGGGTCCATTTGTTCGGACAATTGGTTAGAATGATGATGTAATCAAAATAGCGCTCGATGCACTCCAGCGTTAACAAGGTGTAACTTTCCACTTCATTGTGTTCGGAGTAGTGCGAATACATCGCAACCCGTTTGTCTTTGAAATCCAGTTGGTAAATTAACTGGGTGTGCGCATAATTGGCGGATACGGCATTAGACATTTCTGATAACATCAATCGGTGTTTCATATCCGCTGTATTAGTTTGAATACGCTCCTCAAACATCTGTTTTGTGGATCGAATTAACTCATTATTTGCCGCTTCCAATTGTTTAATGGTCGACCGCAATTGATTGCATTCGGAAGTCAGTGCTGCATTTTTTAGGGTGAGCTCATGATTTGTGCGATTCAATTTGTGCATTTCTAAATTATGAACCCGTTCTTGCTTTGCATTCATTGTTTCGTTGTTTCGGATGGCTGGGGTAATTACTTATTCGCTAATTATTTTTATATATTTATTTACTCACAGTATTATAAATGATTTGAAATATTCATCGCTTTTCAATGTGTCTATGTAATGGAACAACCGTTTACGACGGGCTACCGCATCGCCATTTGCGGGGTCTGTTTCATAAACAACAATGTCCTGTATTGCATCCACTTTCCGGGTTTTAGTTTTTATTCCGTAGTAACCAGCAATGTGCTTGAGCTGTTTCATGGTGTAATTCATTTCGTAATCAAACGACATTGCCGTGGCACAATCCATCTTAAAAAAATCTATGTCTTCAAACTCCAACAAATCAATTTCCCCGTTATACAACTCGTCATTCAGTGTTTGCATCATGCTGTCATATGTAGACATGGTTTGAATTGATGATGACGATTCTAATGAGTTGTTGCCGTTACCGTTGTTGCCGTCGATCACATCTGCTATGCACAATTCTAGTGATTTTTTATGAGTATCCTCATCCTCCATTAAATAAATGCACGAACGTGAATGCATAAACATAAACACATTAATTAAATTGTTTTTATGTATTTATACATTGTTTATTTTGATTTATTTAATCGAATTCATTTCATTGTTGAGTTGTTTTTTTCAATTCGTCCAAAATGTCCATGTGCTTAAAAATCGTTTTATTAGTTATGCTGGGATACTTCGCATTTTTTGGTTTCAATTGGCTGGTGTACTCCACTTCGGATACAATCGCCGTCCATTCATCGGCATGCCCGAGGCGCAGAAATTGGTGCGCATTTTTTAAAATAATAAACAGGTTTTCGGTTAGCTCCTCCACCTCGTTGGTCCGGTCCGACTGTCGCAGATTCTCCTGAATGAGCGACTGCAACTGATGCACAATGTCTATTATTTTGAACGTTGTTATGACGCCCTGGTGCATTAAATTGATGATAAACAAACTCATGGCGCGCCGCTTGTCGTTCGTTTTGTTGACCTCGCAGAATCGGGTGTAATCCTTCTTTGCATCGGCGTGTTCTATGGTCTTAAACAGCGTCATGAACTGCTCAAAATTCGCCTCAAATACGGTCCTAAATACCGTATTGTATTTGTGTAATAGTTGACGAAATAAGCGTGCGTACACTGCCGAAAAAAAATGATTTGAACTGGCCGTGTTGAAAATAGCAGCACCCACCGTAAGTAAATGGGGTTCATCGGGTTCGTCTTTCAGCTCGTCAATGCGAACGCACAGCGCATCAAACACTTCGTCGTACGTCTTGTCCGTAATTTTATTCAAGTCGGACCGGATGCCGTCTAAGTGTGCGTCAATGCCTTGGTGCCGTTTCAACTCCGTTGCCTGGAACGTACGAACGGATTCCCAATCGTCTTCCGTTATTTCGGTGGTGGTGCGGGGCTTTTTGCGGGTCAACAGCCCTTGAACTTGTTCTTCGGGCTTGCGTTTGGGAAACACCGGCGTCTTCACATACGACGGCGCACCCACTTGGTCAGCAATGCGAGATATCAAATCTATAGTTTGCTGGGGCAACTCGCACTCGAACCCGTTCCACGTTATGGCTTCAAAATCAGAAATATTATATACCGGGGTTACCAGCAAATCGATAGTTGTCATCACGGGGTATATTAATCTATTTGTATTTCGTGTGCTTTGTTTATATTCATTTCGTCTAAATTATTTTTAATTAACGAATAATCGACCCAACCTGCAGCGCACCATCAGGTGCAAAAATAAAATAATAAAAAACGGACTTAAATACATTTTTGCATGCTAAAATAGCGTATATCATGACCGCACCCCCTGAACCTACCACCACTCCTGCCCAAGAATTTGAGGCATGGGAAGACATCCCCAATTTGAACCCGCATCTCATGCGCGGTATATATGGATATGGCTTTGAGAAGCCCAGTCCCATTCAGCAGAAATCAATTATGTCCATCATTTCTGGGAGAGACGTTATTGCCCAGGCGCAGTCGGGCAGCGGCAAGACCGGCGCATTTGCCACCGGTGCATTAAACCGAGTATCTCTGGACTTGAAGCAACCACAGGCCCTCGTCATCGCACCCACTCGCGAGTTGGCCAAGCAGATTCACGACGTGATCAAGGATCTTGGCTCGCAAATGACCGGGCTCAACGTGCAGCTACTCATCGGCGGAACGTCGACGGAGGATGACGTGGCCGACTTGAAGGCAAATGGACCGCAAGTACTAATAGGGTGTCCCGGTCGGGTGCACGACATCCTGCGCCGTCAGCCCGCCATTGGTCGCGGAATGCAATTGCTTGTTCTGGATGAAGCCGATGAAATGCTGTCGGCCGGGTTCAACGAGCAAATCTACAATATTTTTCAGCAACTGAACACCAACGTGCAGGTGTGCTTGTTCAGCGCCACCATGCCTCCGGAACTGCACTCGCTGTCCGATAAGTTCATGCGGGACCCGGTGCGCATTTTGGTGAAGAGCGAAATGCTGACGCTGGAGGGCATCAGCCAGTTTCACGTGGCGCTGGAGACGGATCACGACAAGTACGCCACCTTGAAGGATTTATTCACGCGCATTTCTGTGTCGCAGTGCATTATTTATTGCAACAGCATTCGCCGGGTGAGCGATTTGGCCGATGCTATGACGAATGACGGGTTTCCCGTGTGCTGCATACACAGCGGGATGGAGAAGGATGTGCGAGACAAGGCGTACCAAGAGTTTCGCAGCGGGGTGCACCGCGTGCTCATTTCATCCAACGTGACGGCGCGCGGGATTGACATCCAGCAGGTGAGCACGGTCATCAATTTTGACATGCCTCGCGACGTGCACACGTATTTGCATCGAATCGGGCGTTCAGGGCGCTGGGGTCGCAAAGGTAGCGGCGTCAATTTTGTGACGCGCCGGGATTTTCGCAAGCTGAAGGAGATTGAGTCGTATTACGGAACCGCAATTCCAGAGTTGCCGTCCAATTTCGGATTAAACTGAACCGAACCAAATCCATCGTAGAAAAAATAAATTATATGTATGATATATAAATAAGAACAAACCCATTCGTATTTATTTATGTTGTCCATTCCGAACCATTGGGTAAAATGGGGGCTATTCATTATGCTGATTTATTGCATTGCGAAATACAACTATAACCAAGCAGCGCATGAAACATTTGCCGAAGGTTATGAGAATTGGTCGGCTTGCGTGGATCAAGGCTATCCGAAAGACTGGTGCATGTTTACACCGGACCCGATGCAGCCAGCGCCCGGCTATTGCAACTGCGGCGGAGGTCATTACGGCAGTTACCACATGAATGGCAAGTGCAATTGCTATTTATATAATCCGCAACTGGTCCCCATGTATGTGGATAACATGTTTAACGATTATTTGGCATAGTTACATGTGCAACAACTGCATCCGCATCCACATTCGTCATAACACCAGAACACGTCGCAATCTAATACATCTTGCACAATGTCAATGCAATCAAACTCAGTGCATTTGATTTCAGAGGTGACGATACCCATTCCTACTAACACCGTAATTAAAGGAACGAACGACAAAAAAATCATGAATATACTTATATAATATTAAAAAATTTGTTTATTACAGTTTTTTTGGGTTTCTTTTTTATTTTTCTTGTTTTTTTCGCAGGGCTTTTCGCAGGGCTTTTCGCAGGGCTTTTCGCAGGACTTTTCGCAGGACTTTTCGCAGGGCTAGGGCTTTTCGCATTAGGTGACCGCTTAACGGTCAGTTTATGTTTTTTCGGATTATACGTGTGTTCAAAGTACTCCATCGGCGAATACTTTAAAAACCACTCCTCGTATTCGGGATCAGTGCGTTTAAGTTCTTGATATTTCTCGGCCTTTTCGGCCTTAATGTCGTCAAGCGTCTCCTGCTTGCCGTAGCACGTGATGCCGAAGCGGCGCAACAGCCCCGTCTGGTTCAGACGATTACGCTGCTGAATCTCGTACAAGTACTTGCACATGCACAAAATGCGAGACACATCGTAATACGGCTTATCCGTATAAATCATAGCCAAATACAGACTCAACATGGTGTCTGTGCTGGCAACGTGCACCCGTTTTTTGCCCACTTGAACCACGTTATAACTGTGACACGCCACCGGTTTATAAATGAACGCTACCTGCGTTGTCCCAACCGAAACATCATAATGCTCTGGCACAATTTCGCCAATTCCCGAGTGTTTGGTTATGACCACGCCTTTAAAATCGTTGTCTTCCAGCCGTTCTTTGACCTTGCGAGCACTATCCTCCGGATCCATGGACAGCACGTCAAAGTGTGGGATTTGCGCAAACATCACTTTATCGGATTTCGGTAAATACCGCGCATACTGCGAAATGGCATACCCCCCGAAAAACACCAGTTCTTCGTCTATGAACGAGTTGCGCACCGTGCGAAACATGCGCACATCATCGCTCTCATCGGACCCAGATAAATCAATGTCATCTGCCGTAGGGCTGGGACCATAATTGGTTCGTTTGGGCTTTGGCGTTTGAAACGGACGGCGCATTCGGTCGGGCGTGCATCCGTCGGCTTTTAGGGGGTAGTGATTGTTCAGCAGTGCCAGTCGTGTGCTCACTTTTTCCCAGCGCGACACATCGCCTTCGGGACGGGACAGCTCCAAATACATGCCCATGCGCAGCAAGTTCGGTGGCGCATACAGTATGCCGTCCACTTTAATCGCCTCGACTCGAATGTTTTTGAACAGCACAGGATCCAGCTGCGTTATATCGGCAATCCCCACGAAATTCACAAATACTTTGTATGTGCCGTGATGCATGCCTGATTTCGCCTCCACTTCCGAAAACCCGTTTTCGTAAAATTCGTCGGCTAGATCCTTCGCATGATCCAGCGCATTGGGGGAATAAAAATCGTAATCAGGTATCTCTGTTTTTTTGTCGTAGAACTGCGCCGACTCTGGCAAAATGTTATTAATGGCAGTTCCTCCGTAACACACCAGCCCGCGCTTCTTTATGAAGCGTTCCACAATAGAAATGATATTCTTCATTTTGGGGTCATTCGTTTTTTTGGCACCAATACGGGCCTCTATGTTTTCAACCGCTTGTTTCACTAGCTTTTGCTCCAAATCATTTAAATCCATCTTGTCAACTGACGGTTTCATTGCCTTTTATTGCTATATTGCTATATTGAATGGAATCAATGTAAATCACGTATTATAAATATGCTATATTATAATTAATTAATTACTGATAAATAAAATTTAAAATTGAAAGCATGATATTATAACATATACTACATTAACAAACACATTGCATCACATATGACATACACCATGAATATGATTGATTTATTTGCTGGAACTGGGGCGTTCACGCGTGCATTCGAAGGAACCGGAAAAGTCAAATGCGTGTTTGCAAACGACATGGTTGCGTGGTCGAAGGAAACATATGATGCTAATTTCGATCATCCGCTAACGCTTAAAAATTTGAACGAAGTTCCGGTGGAAGACATACCCGCACACGACCTTCTCACCGGTGGCTTTCCGTGTCAGCCGTTCAGCATTGCCGGTAAACAGGCCGGGTTTCAGGACGAACGTTCCAACGTGTTCTGGAAAATTTTGAAAATCATCGATCACCACAAACCGTCATTCGTGGTTCTTGAAAATGTGAAAAATTTAGTGTCGCACGACGACGGTACCACATTTGAAACCATCAAAACCAATTTGCTGGAACGCGGATACCACATTCGATACAAGGTGCTTAATACGTCGGACATAACCGGCGTGCCACAACACCGAGAGCGAATATACATTGTTTGCATCAAATCAAAGGAAGTGTACGACAAGTTTACGCTGGATTTTCCACCAGTGCCAAAAAGGCCAATCGCATCCTCGCTGGAACCGGTTGTGGGCGACAAATATTATTACACAGACAAATCGTCAACTTGGGAACTGGTGAAGAATGGCGTCACAAAAAAAGACACGGTGTATCAATACCGCCGGGTCTATGTTCGTGAAAACAAGAGCAACGAATGTCCCACGCTTACTGCAAACATGGGGGGCGGTGGACACAACGTTCCCCTGATCCTTGATGAAAAGGGCATAAGAAAATTTACGCCCAGAGAATGTTTCAATTTTCAAGGGTTTCCTTCATCCTATGTGTTACCATCCACCATGTCAGACACGAATTTATACAAACTGGCAGGGAATGCGGTTTCACTGCCGGTGGTTGAACTTATTGCGAACCGGTTGATGAGTCTACTCGAATGAATTATGGCGCGGTTGCTGTTGGCTCTGGCGCTGTTGCTGTTGCTGTTGGCTCTGGGGTTGTTGCTGTTGCTGTTAGCGCTGGGGTTAGTGGATCGAAAATACCTTCAAATGGGCCTTCATACACTTTGACGCAATGTCCTGCAATTTGAGGATACAATGTTTTCCAACAAATGTGGGGTCGACGACCTTGAATGCATTGGTCATCATTAGATTGTTTTTTATTCATTTTAATGCATTTCCATTCGGGGGAATCATTTGTTAAATTGATGCGCCACAAAATCAAATTATTTTTATCAAACGCTTGTCTCAGATCTAAAAAGTACATTTCCACGAATTTTTTAGTTGGACCGAATGTCGATGGCCCATCTGATGCGAATGATTTGACTTCTGGTTGAGAATCCAAAGAGTATTTGCTAGAATAAAGATCCCCTTTTACCCTTTTGCCATCAATCTTAATGCATTTCGCCCATTTGATAGACGGATCCCCGCCGTATTTGCGAAGCAGAAATTTTGTAATGTTTTCTGAAATGTCTTCCGGTATGTTTGGAAGTCGCACCATCCGATGACGTTTGCGCGAATCGTCGCGATATTTTTTGAACGAGTAATACCCGTTGCGCAATATATCCTCAGTGTAATCATCCTCCATATCCTTAGCCGCTTTGGTTTCTTTTTGTTCCTTTGCCTTGACGGCCTTGACCTCTTCGGCGTCTTTTTTGTCCTTTGCTTTTGCTTCTTTGGCGTCTTTTTGTTCATTGGCCTTCACCTGTTTGGCGTTTAAATTATTCATGCGGTTGTTCTGTTCTGTTCTGTTCTACTGGATTGTATTGTTGCTTTCATTTCATATTCAATTTTTTTTTAATACATATCTCGCAAATGTAATTTATTTAGGACTAGTGACGTAATGGCAGTGGTAGTCAGCAAAAAGAACGCAGCGCTAAACACAATGGTGCGATCAAACGCAGTAAATGCTTCCTGCCTGGTCCACGGATTGAACCGCACCATCAAAAACACAATTATGAAATACTTCAACGCCACATTCAGCGTGCTGAGATACGTCGGAGCCACCGACGCAATGCCCAACAGCGCAATTGCGTACAATGCATACGACGCATACATCATGCCGTAGTAAAAATGTTGAAACCATTCATTCCAGGTCATTCGTTTTATTTTATGGCGCATTTGGGTTAGATTGCTATGTACGTCGTGCATGAGTGCGTTGCGCGTTTAATATTTGGTAATATTATTTATTTATAGTGTAATAGCAAATAAATAAATAATTGTCCCATTCAAATACCAAATACCAACTACAATGAACTTAGAACTCTCAAAGTTTGATATGCGCTCCATCAGCTTTAGACCCGATGAAAACAAGGGCCCCGTCATCGTTCTCATCGGCCGCCGTGACACCGGTAAAAGTTTCCTCGTCCAGGACCTCATGTTCCACCATCAGGACATCCCCATCGGCACCGTCATTTCCGGCACAGAGGCCGGAAACGGCTTCTTCGCAGCCCACGTCCCCAAGCTCTTCATCCACGATGCATACAACACCGCCATCATCGAAAACATCCTCAAGCGCCAAAAGGCCGTCCTCAAACAAATGAAAAAGGAGATTGAAACGTATAAACGCTCCACCATCGACCCCCGCACCTTCGTCGTGCTCGACGACTGCCTCTACGACAACAAATGGACTAAGGACGTCATGATGCGCCTACTCTTCATGAACGGACGTCATTGGAAGATCATGTTAGTCATCACAATGCAATATCCTCTCGGTATTCCGCCCAATTTGCGCACGAATATTGATTACGTGTTTATCCTGCGCGAACCATACATTGCCAATCGCAAACGCATCTACGAGAACTACGCCGGCATGTTCCCCACATTTGAGAGCTTCTGCCAGGTGATGGACCAGTGCACCGAGAATTTTGAGTGCTTGGTGATCAATAACAATGCGAAATCCAACAAATTGCAGGAGCAAATCTTCTGGTATAAGGCGCAACAGCACGGCCCGTTCAAGCTGGGCTCTAAGGAATTCTGGGAAATCTCAAAAGATCTGCACTCGGATGATGAAGAAGAGAACTATGACCCGAAAAATGCTGCAAAAAAAGGGCCCAAAATCAACGTCAAAAAGAGCAAATGGTGAAATCTTGCTCCTCAAGTCGGCGTAGCAAGATGTGCACATTGAAAAGTGTTGTCTACCGGCGCATGCAAAAGCGCCTTTTATGTGATAATCATTTATTGAATTTCTCTCTAATTCTACCTTCAAGAAACACAAATTGTGTGGTAGAATGATGCAACATGTGAGTTGATACTCCATCAGAATCGGTTCTTCTTGGTTCAGCTCCTCCATTAGTAGAATTGGATGGCGGAAAAAAAACAAGGCGTAGAATTATAATTAGCAAAAAGCGTAAACCCTCCAAGAAGAAATAGACGTCTATACCTATACATTATTCATTCATAAATTAACGATTTAATTAATGAATTTTCTCTCTACTTTTATTTTCGATACATGTTCATGTTGGCATTTACGAGATAATTATTTATAAATAATAATGTACGATTTTCACTGTTCTTTTTCTTTTTCCTTTTCTTTTTCCTTTTTGGTTTTCTTTTCGTTTTGAAGTTTTGCGTTTTTTGGTTCCTCCTAACATATTAGGATTAGCGTTAATCCACGCCACCTTTGTCTTATATTTTATATTGGGACATGTCTCCCAATATTTTATAAATTCATTATCGTAAATAATGTCTAGGATAGAGTTTAGTGATGTAGCCTTATTTATATTCTCTAATAATCTGTTAAATTTTTCAGGTGGTATATTGATAGTTTTATTGCATAATTTCAATTTTTGTGGTATTATTAGCTTTAGTTTTGATATAATAAATGCTTCATGTGCTGCTTTTTTAAATGAATCCGGTGTTTGATACATCATATGGTTGCATTCTTTTTTTAATGTACCATCGTCGTTGTAAACAATGGTTATGATAGCGTCTAGTGTTGTAGCACTATTTATATCATTTATTAACTGGTAATATGGGCTACTGGCCCATCGGTCAGAACTATTGTCTTTATCAAAAGTAATGCATTTGTACATTTGTGTTATCATCACTTGTTTTTGTATGGATAATATCTGTGCGGTTTCTGCTTTCTTCGCTTCTGCGGCTGCTGCTGCTTTCGCTTCTGCGATTGCTTTCGCTTCTGCGGCTGCTTTCACTTCTGCGGCTGCTTTCGCTTCTGCTGCTGCTTTCGCTTCTGCTGCTGCTTTTGCTTCTGCTGCTGCTTTCACTTCTGCGGCTGCTTTCGCTTCTGCGGCTG